GCATTTCCTGCTATAAGCCACCCAAGTGACCCTATAAAGTGGATAGAAATGCCTATAATGACCAATAAGGCGACAACGAACCAAAAGTTCTCTTTTACTTTATATTCCCACCAATCTTTAATTTCTTCGCCTTTTAATCGAAAAAATACTTTCCAAACTTCTTTCATGTCTCCTCCTTTTTTTGATCCCTTGTAAATTTTATATTTCATCTTCTGTAGCTAATCTGAAATTATCAGTATGATAACCGGTTAATATTTCGTTTGTTGACATATTGATTAGAATACAGTGATCTGGTATTTGAACAATATCACCCAAATATATAAAGTCTGTATTCTCTAGTATAGTTATTGTGTTGTTTGGTAAACAGGCATCTTTGTTTAAGCGAACTATCGATCCATATTTAAATTTTCCCATTATTACTCCCCGCCATCACTTGGCAACCCTATAAATTTCATTATTCTATCATTATAATCTTGAATGAGGAACCAATATTCAGTCATTATTTCTTTATTAGATTCTCTGATAAAAGCCTCTGCTATCTTTTTTCTTTCTTTAAGAATATTTTCGAGTGGTTTCAATTGTTCAATAGATGAAATTGATTTTGAAATTCTTACACATTCAAGAACTTTAGAATTTATCATTTTTAATCTCCTATCTGTATAAATCTACGTAATCTCCGAAATAATCGTCGAATACCTTAATTAAATTCTCGTAGTTACCGGATGTCATTTCTTTGCGAATCTTCTCAAATTTTAATTCCAAATCAATTGAGAGATTTTTAGCAATTCCTAATAATCTAAAAGCATTTCCATCTGGTCCAGTTAAATCGATTTTTCTTTTACCTTCGATCAGATCTTCTATATTTTTTATAGCCATTATTTACTCCTATTCACATTTTTCATTTGAAATTATTCTTGATAATGCATGAACATCTGATAATAGAACTGTCTCGTATCCTTCAAATCCAGAAGTTAAAGGATTAGCCCAGAAGGCACCATCCATAAATATGACTTTATACTTATAATTATTTCTGGTATCTACTAAGATGTCATCTGTATAGTATTCTCTACCAGTTATATCTTTTAGATCTGTTGGCCATATAAGTTCTATTTTATTTATCTCCCAATATGGGCTATCTTCTGTTTGTTCAAAACCACTAACAATATCAACAATATAAACTTGGTCAATGTCCAAAACAGCCCCAATGATTTCACCTTTTATATTATATTCTAAAATTGAAACGTTGGCCATTTCTTTTAAACTCTTAATGTATGCTCTAGGTCTAAACATTTTTATCTCCTTTTTTAAAAGATATGTCGCCACGGGATATTTATAAATCACCTATAGGATTTTACAAAATTCGAAATTAATCAAAATTTAGAAACACTCCGTAATTGTTCACAATAATGTCTTTATATAGGGCGACACATCTGTTTTAATCAACAACTATTATATTTCTATCATAAATATTTCTATCTTCTTCAATAACCTTTGGTTCTACTTCTTTGGTCTTATCAACTTCGAGACCCCCTAATATACCATTTTGGTCTCATTCTTCGGCCAGTTTTTTAGCTATTACTTCGCCCGAAAATAATCTTTTTAATTGTGATATCGTCATTAGTTATTCCATGAATCCAGTCTGTTTCCACATTTTTCTTACGGGAGCTCTTATAAACTCTTTTTCTAGTTTAATCACTTTCATGATTCTTTTAGTAAGTAAATCAACACCATTCTTACTATTAAGATTAATTTGACTCCCTCCGGCGTCTTCTAGTATTTTTCTAATTTTGTCTTCCATATTAAAACTCCTGAAATGGTTTCTCGATAGTAATATCACTTTTGAGGATTTCAGCCTCAACGTGTTTAGGATAAAAATTAAACATTACAAGTCCTACAATTAAACAAAATAATACAACGAGCATTATTAATGCACCTAATTGTAAATTTTTAAAATGCATATTATTAACTCCTCTACTAAGATTATTATAACAATTTTTTAAAAATTGTAAAATGTTTTTATTAAATCTTTTATAAGAGCATTTTTATAGTATCAGCAGAAAATTTATATGTTTTGTTATTGTCGATAGATTTAGCTAATATAGGATATTTTCTATTACCTGGTTTCATACCAACAATTTTGTATTGTGAACCATCACATTTGAATATTTTGTATAGATCTTCTGGTTTTAATTCGAAGAAGGTAGCATTTCGTTTAAATGCTTCAGCTGCTGTATCTAGAACTTCTCCATTTTCTGCTATAACAGAAGCTTCAACAGAAAGTGTATAATTATCTGAAGAATATTTGCCTCTTTTGATTACAACATTTACTCCAAACTTAGTACCGAGTTCTTCTAAACTTTTCTCAAATTCATTTTTGAATTGCTTACAGGTTAATACGTCGAACTGTGTTATTTTATTCATTTTCTTTCTCCTTATTATACCATTCGATAAATTCGATTACTGCTCGATAAGTTGCGTCCATTTTTGATTTTTCACTAAACTCGAAAAGTGAGAACTTATTGTGTTGTCTATACATAGTGCAACACGTTCCTTTGATGTTTACTTCATATCGTAAACTTTCGATCTTCTCAATTACAGGCATCAACCAGCTCCAAGATGAATGAAAACGCATACATTCAGGTTTAATAACTTCTTCATCTATGTTACCGAAATAGAGTTCGTAAGAATAATTACGAGAACCATTTTTATCAATTGTAAATAAATTTGGTTCGGCTCCCATAAACTTAGCAATGAGTTCTTCATTCAGTTCATCGTTATATTTTTCAGCCCAATATTTTGGATCTTCTTTCCAATTACTTTTACTCAATCCAATTGAAGAGACAATTTCGCCTTTCGAGTCAACATAGTTAAGCACACAATTCTTAGGATCATAAATGAAATTTCTTTTACCTATTTTAATTTTTTTCTTCATGTTATCTCCTAATCATCGGTCGTTTTTTAGGTTTTCTTTCTCTCGGATAAATTGACTTTTTCATATACTCTCCTTTTTTATTAATTAGATTATAACACTTTTCTAAAATAAGTAAACAATTATTTTAAAAATTTTCTTTTTTATTTCGTATAAAAAAAATAGGAAGATCTGGTCTTCCTTATTTACTATAATCGTAAGTTTCGTTAAAGAAATCTATCATCTTTTTACAAGAGTCCTTATTTAAAATTATTTCTGTAAAATGACCTGAACCATACTTAGTTTTAAAACCAAAAATGTATTTTACACCCCTCCAGACTCGTCTGAAAAAACTCGGTGACTCTAAGAATATGTCCAAGTCTATTAACTTTGCATATTTATCACTCTCATCTTCTTCCCATGGCCAATATGTAAATCTGAGAATATGTTCTGGCGCATGGCAATTACAATTAATAAATAATTCTTTATTTTCTTCTAACATAATTTTATTTCTCCTTAATTTCCCATATATAGTTTACAAAATTTATACCACAATCTTTTAAGTTTTTGTATCCAGCCTTTAGTTCTTTTCATAGCAACTCCTTAACGTTAAATTTGTACAATAACACTAACTATGTTATAGTGTATATTTTGCGTTATCAAAAAATGGAACCCCTAGCAGAACTTGAATCTGCATCGTTCGGTTCGTAGCCGAACAGTCTATCCAATTGAAATATAGGGGCCTAAAAGTATATAACTATCATTAATATAACGGTTGAATCTAATATATTACACCATGATAATGTTACCCATCCTTTGCGAAATATCTTAGTAAGTTTTATCTTACGTTTGAAATCTTTGGGTCGTTCTACATATAATTTTTCGATACTTTTACTATGTTGTAATGAAAGATCTATAAACATCCAAACAAACATCATTTTAACTATAATATATAACATTAATAATAACATGACCGCCTCCTTTAATTTATTATAACAATTTTCTAAAATAAGTAAACAAAAAAATGGAGACCCAGGTGGTGTTCGAAACCACAACGGAATTTATTCCAACGGGATTGCAAGCCGTTACCTTAACCACTCGGTCACTGGGTCTAAATATTTATTCTTCTGTTAACTTTCTAAATTGATCAACTTTATATTGAACATCTCTCTTAAGAGTATCACCAGATTCATTGAATTTTATACATTTTGATTCAGTAATTACTTTTGGTCCATCATAAACACTATTATACATATTAACTCCTTATAATTATTTTTCCACACTATTTGGATTTAGAATACAAAATTCACTATTGAATTTGCCGATGCCTCTAAAATGAGAAAATCCTTTTGGAATATCTTTACCGCTTCGTTTCCAATTTTTCTTTGCTTGACTTTTACTTTTAAATAACTTTAACATAACTAAAATATCATACATATCTTTGTTTGCAGGTAATTCAGTCCATCTATTGTTTCCAAATAATTTACTATAAAAATCAAAATCTTCTTTTTTATAAAATTCATTTTTAATAATTATATTAGCATCTACTCTATTTGAAGGCCAAGGAGAATTAGAAATAATTATATTGGACATATCAACAACTTCTTCAAATCCAAGTATTTTAAACGATTCGTAATATTCGTCGGTCTTATGATTTCTACCATACATTTCTGTGGTCAGGGACATAGCTGATTTTGGTGAATAAGCGCCTTTATAATCCACATATAACATATTATCAAAAATATATTTGACTCTATATTCCTTTTTCGTATAATGTTTCAAACTCTATTCTCCAATTTTTTTATTAACGACTATATACGCATTTGTAATTATCATTTGATTGTAATTTACCTAATGCTTTAATTATTCCTATTTTTGTTTCATCAGATGCATTCATATCTCCAACAATCAATCGAACCGCTTTCTTTCTCCCATCGAAACCAATATCGTATGATTGGCTTACTCCGAAATACTCGTTTTTAGACATATTTAATTTTTTATATGTTATCCAGATATCACAATTATCCAAATCTTGGCATTTAAATTCTTTAAATTTCTTCATAATTCCTCTTTTTATTTAGTATGACCATATTTTAAAATATGTAAACAAAAAATGAGCTATAAACTTAACTGAACCATTCTATTCACAGCTTATAGGCGTCCTAAATCTATAGCTCTCTTCGTTTAAGTAAAAATGCCCTGAACTTACTTCCGCAAGAAATTGGTGGACCAGTCCGGGAATGATCCGGAGTCCATAAAGTAGTCAAAAATTAACATTCTTATGTGCGTAGTTTATTTTATTTTTTTGACAAGATAATAACAAACAAATATCTCGAGATTCTTTAACTAATATCTATTAGTGTTCTCGCTTAAGTTTATCATCCGATAGGCGATATCAGATTATCATTCAGAAATGACCGTCCACTGATTAGAATGAATCATCAGCTTCTGGGCAGCTATACTAAGCTGCGTAAGCGTAAGCTTTGTTATTTGTTGGTTAGTAAATAGTTTGTGAGGTTATTACTATTCTCAACACACATTAATAATCCACTAGGCTCTATGTCGAAACCGCGTCTGGCCCGGGTTATATGTATCTATAAAAAATTATGTAGGCTGCTCTCCACTACGACGCATTTGACCCCGTTTTGTGTAAACTAGTTCTAATCGAATATTACAACGGGCACCTACATAATTTTCTTTACTTCTATAAAATGGTACCGCCGGGAGAACTCGAATCTCCAATCTACGGGTTATGATCCCGGTATTCTACCAGCTGAACTACGGCGGCTTCCTGTATTCCTTTCATAATTTTCTATTTCTCTTTTTACTTTTTTATAACTTTTGAGTTTTCGCTCTCAATGAGTATTTTTGATATATTTTCTTACAATTGGATCATCTTCTACTCCTACACAATATCAGTATGCTCAATATGGATCGGTGATAAGTTTCTTCAATTTCTGGTCCTTTCTTATAGAATAGCAGTATGCATAAGCGAGATCACTATCTTCAATTTCGTTTGGATTTAGGATATTATCAAAATCTAACTTTTCAACTCATTCTCTGACTTTATAAATCTCTTTATCTGTAACTTCGTCTCAAGTTTCTAGTTTATTCAATCTTAGATTATAATTGTAACAACTTATTTTTTTAGTATCTAGATTAAAATACCTACATATACCTTCGCCACTATCAATATTTCCAAAATTATCTTTTCGTAATTTTTTTATAATTTCTCAATCAAAATAATATTTTTTATCGCCTAAAGTACAAAAGCTGAAAAAACTATGCATTACTACTCCTTATAAGTATATAAAGTTTATTTTATTGTTTTACTGAACCAGATCTAAAATTCGATAATTTATATTTTTTGCTAATCATATCAGAGAAATTATCAAATATAGATTTAAAGTTTTTCTCTTCTATTTCTTGTGAAGAAAACCCAAGATGTAGCTTCTTCTTTTTATCTTTGAACCCAGAAAAGTCTAAGAAACCGAGACTAGCGTTTATAAGTTCTTTTGTGTTTCTAAATTTCTCTTCTTCGATTGTATCGTAGAATTGATCTTCTGTACAATCTACGTCTACTAGAAGAGTCTTCTTAGTATTTTCATTTACTAATTGGAATTCTATCATTACTACACTCCCTTTTAAAATTTTTACATGTAAGTAGACCACCTTCTTTTGTTATAATGCCTCCTTCCTTTATAAGCACTTTACGAAATTCCATTAGACCCACTGCTCCTACATTGGCGATGATAGGCTCTGTAGGATTCTTTTTTATTTCATCTTTTATTAATTTAATAAGTTCTGGTCTTGACATTATTTTTCTCTTCTTTTTCTAAAGTACTTGCGCACAGAATAACTATTTTATTTTCTTTGGTAATTCCTATCTTTATTTCCATCATATCCTCACTATCCGGTGTAGGATGCATAATTAAACAATTAATTACTTCCATTTTTATATCCCTTTTTTACTATAATTATATCTATGTTTTAAAAGATGTAAACTACTTTACTCATTTTTATCAGCTGATCTTTCTCTGTCTATGTCAAAATAACCGTGGGTCCCATCATAGATACATTCAATTCCATTATATCGAAGAAACTTTCCGAAACTCATATCTTCTTCTCTCTCAGGATATAACTCTATGTACTTAATAAGCATTGTCCTTATTACAAGGTCTGATGCTCTAGTTTTTAAGTATTCTGTTTTTCCGTCTTCGATAATTACATTCCAATTTATTTCCATCTGTTTCTCCTTCTAAATACTTTAATAATTTAAAAAACGAGGGGCGGAATTGAACCGCCATGGGTGGAATATGAATCCACAGAGTTACCAGTACTCTACCTCGCAATAAATTTATTTAATCAAAGAATAATTGTTTACCAGTCTTTAGTAAATGTTGGAAATTTTCAACATCACGTTCGAAATACTCCGTACTTCCATCTTCATTCATAAAAATAGTCTGACCAAGCATCCATTTTTGAAATTTTTCTCAATTTTCTTTACCGATTTCTTTTTTAATTTCTTGTACTTTCATTATGATCTCCTTATCATTTAATTTATTTGTATAAGTTTATCATTACGCAGAAATAAAACAATTCTTCTATCACCGTTTGGTAAGAAACGTATACTGAATAATTTACCAAATAGTTTATTTTCCCAGGAACTATAAATTTCATTGTCTGGAGTTAATGAAATCATTGGATAATCTAGAGTTGTATTTGATTCTAGGAATAGATAGAAATTATTCAGCGAATCAACAGAAATCTCAGAATCTTCTTCAGTTAGATCAGAAAGAGATATAAGTCTGTTTGCTATTTTTTCAGCATTTGGAATAATGTTAGAATTATTTATTTTATAGATTATTTTTTTAATCTTTTGTTCTTTCATTGTTATTTCCTTATCGCTCTAACAAATATGAATTACTCTTAATTAATGCTTTTAACTTCCTATCCATCATATCACCTAAGTGCTTATGATAAATAATGTTCACGTTAGACGTTGTTGATGCGTATCCTAATTCGACTAAACTTTCTCGTATTTCTCGTTTAATAATTTCTCCTGATGAACTCATTTTTTCTCCTTATTTATTTAGCTAGTATGTCTCTAGTTCTGATTACAAATTTATCATTCTATGGACACATTCTTCTAAGATTTTTTATGTGATCGTTTCTTACTTTATTAAATTTTGTTTTTAGCTCTTTACTACACTTCGAATAATATCCTTCATTATATTCACCTATTTTGAAAACTTCACCACACAACAGACACATAAATAATTCCCCATCATTACTTATAAATTTGTTTCCATCTTTCATTATTATCTCCTTATATTTATTTTTTGGTGGTAGAGGGAGGGTTCGAACCCCCGAAGGTCATCCGACCAGCAGATTTACAGTCTGTTCCTTTTAACCGCTTGGGTACTCTACCATAAAACTTAGTTTTCGTATTAATTTTTTCTCCTTAAAACTGGAGGAAGCAGAGAGAATCGAACTCTCAAGCCCGTAAGCGTACGATTAGCAATCGTATTCCTTACCAATTAGGGTATGCTTCCCTTATTTATCTGGTGTTTCTATAACTTCTTCTATTATATAGTTGTCAAGGACAGTTCCTCTGAGTTTCTCTTGTATGTATTCCTTACTGACAAATCTGAATGCATTTTTCTTTGAAAAAGTAAATACACTTTTATCAGCGGGGAATTTTAGTTCTTTGATAAACCCCTTACCTGGAATCTCTACAGTGAATTGATCCATTTTTACTCCTTTCGTTCTTTCAGGTCTTTCAACTCTTTTAATTCGAATTTAACAAGTTGTTCACTATTACCGATTCTGGAGGATTCTCTAGAAGCATGAAAATGTCCAGCTCTACCATTTTTATACCAATCTCTAATTACCTCTTCAATAGTCCAACCATTAATATTAGTTGTTCCGTCTTCGGATACCTTAACTATATAGTCAATCGTCATTGTAACTCTAAGTACTTTGTCTTTCATTTTTTACTCCTTTGTAAATCTATATCTCATACTTTCTCTCTGGATAATCCCCATCGGCGGAATATTTATATTCATCACCAACATCATCATTAATAGGATTATCAAATCCATATTTAAGAGCTGTTGCTTTTAATAGAGGTAGTCCGTATTGTGCATAATTATCACTACTGAAATCTTCTAACCCTTCTTCTAATATCCAATTCCACATAGATATAACCCACCACATAGCCTCAGCAGAAAGACCTCTTTTATTTAATGCTTTTTCGAATCCAAAAGCAATGTCTTGTTTCAATCTTCGTAAAATATTTCTTTTAGTTAGTAAGATAGGTTTATGCTTTCCAATATACTCGTCTTTCAGTTCTATTCCAAGAGTCTTTAGATCTTTTTCAGGAATAAAATCCATTAATCTACTCGAATCTCTATGATCAAGTGTTTCTGATTTATAATCAGATAATATTTGCTGCAACGTTTTCATTTTTCCTCTCTTTTATTCCATTTTCTTCGATTTCTCGATCTTATTGTCGTTCTCATATTTTAATTTTTTTTCAAAATCTTTAATATTTCTCTTATACTGTTCTATTTTTACAGTATAGTGTGCAATTCTATAGTCTCCGTCTTTCCATTGAGAACTCTTCTGTAGTTCAAGCAGTACTATTATAGCAAGCCCACATTCGAGCATTAGTACTCCCCCGGCCCCGAAGAGGGCCCAAAGTCCAAATACTGCAAACATTACTAGAGCTACAATTAACACTAGAAAAGCAACAGTATAACCATTTATCCAGAGTGTGTATATCCTATATTCTTTCATTTTTTACTCATTTATAACGTTCTTTGTGTTGTCTTCTTTTTGATATACAGTTTCACCTTTCGGTTCATAATCTAAAGGATGAACAATAGTGTCTATGACATTTCCAGTGTTTCCGCCATCATCTGGAAATTCAACAATAACTTCTAAGGTCCTATCCTTTTCTGGGAATTTTTTAAAATAAGATAGAAACATATTATCTCCTTTCTAAATTATTTAGGTGGTAATTAAAAATTCTAATTATCTAGGGGTTTCAACTTACCCCCTTTATATACAATGTATATAGAAGGAAGAGTTTTTATAGCCACCTATTTTATTTTTTATTCATAAAATTTTCGAAATCATGTCTTCTCGAATGAACAAGAAAACCTAAGAATCCGTCTTTTATAGCTTCTAGAAATTTATCTTCATGAATAACCCTATCTTGATAATGTGTTAAATACATTTTCCTTCTAGTTTTTAAAGGTAGTGTTAAAAGTTCTTCATAATGAGAATGAACACTACTAAAAATCGGGGTTTCATTAAAATATAAGTATTCACAATCTTGTATTATTATGTCAGCCATTTCATAAAAATCCTTTATCTGGTTGGGGTTAAACTGGGTGTCCGTCGTAATATAGAGTTTTTTACCAAGATCTAGAAGTGTTATCATAAGACCATACGAAGATACAATTGAAAAACCATCCATTATATGCACAGATTGCACAAGCTCAAATTTGTTTCTACCAAAGCCGAAATAATTATTATCGTCTAAAGGAAAAACGTTGAAGTAGTCGCTTAATTGAACTCTTTTACCTGGTACAGATCTCAATCTTCCTTGTAAAACAGTATCCCATAAAGCGTCTAGAACTCTGTGATGACCATATAAATTAATTTTTTCTTTATCTGGGTCGAAATAAGAACAGAGTGCTAAATATTCTAATCCTGATGTATGATCACCGTGTAGATGAGATATATAAACATCTGTAATATCTCTGTAATTTAATCCCATGGCATTTAACGATCTTCTGATATCGTCCCCTGCGTCGACAAGAAGTTTTCTACTTTCGTGTTCAAACATAATGTTAGATTGGAAATTATCTAGTGTAAATGCACTACCTGTACCTAAAAATACTATATTCATAATATCTCCCTTTTTATCTAATTAAATTATAACACTATTTTAAAAAGTAAAACAAAAATTTTTATTTATTCTTCTAAAAATATGATATATCTTTTATCTGATTCTTCATCTTGACTAGCCTTTTCTTTTACAGATTTAGGTTTCGTAGTTTTGCGTTGAAAAAAATGATAAAGAATTTTCGACTTATATTTAATACCATCTATATATCGTACTTGTCCACTTTGTATATATTCAAAATCTTTATAAATTTTTTTACATTCTTCAAGTGAGTTAGATCCACAAGCGTCATATCGAGTACGTACTCCTTTTATTAAGCATTCTGTTACTGCTTCCCGAAAGTTCCCCTCAGAGGATTTTGGTCTCATTTAGATGTACTCCCTTTTATTTATCTAATTAGATTATAACATCTTTTCAAAAAAAGTAAATAAAAATTTGTAATTATCAGCTTGTTGGTAGCTTTCATACATCAAACGATATGCCGGTTTTACGACTCTACTTATGTGAACTAACACAACTCCGAAGAGTTGTACCTTCTTGTTTCATCGATAATAGTTTCACTTGAATAATCATTATTCAAGTCAGAGCTTTTATCTCCACAAGCTTTAATTTCCGTAGTTCCTACGGTATTTATAACTCTAAAGAGTCATATTTTTTTATTGTGTTTTCTATAAAATGGCCAGGGCAGCGGAATTCGAATCCGCGATCTCCTGCGTGACAGGCAGGTGTCATAGGCCAGACTAGACTATACCCCGAATATTATTAATTTACTATTTCTTCTTTTATTCAGATTTTTCTATAATAACTGTTGTTTGTAAAAATATATTCACATCGGCCAACAGATTTCTTAAATCACCGGTTGGTGTTTCTAATATCGCTGATTCAATTCTTTTTATTAATTCTTGTTTCATTTTCTCTCCTTTTATTTAGGCTATTCCATAAATTCAGTAAGTTTAGATGTAGTAATACCCATAATATCTGCGATTTCATCATTGTCAAATTCTATATCAGGGTTCTCATCAATAAACTCTATCAATGCATTATACTGCTCATAATCTATTTTATCACTAGGTTTAATTATGAAGTCTTCTGATATTTTTTCGAACTCTTTCTCATCAATCATTTTCAATAAATAAGCATTGTAGAAACCATTGTAATCAATAGTCTTTTTCAAATATTTAATAATTTTGGTAAGAAGTTCTATTTCTTTCTTACAATTCATAATCCCTCCTGTAAATTAAAGAATGAAGATATCAAAGTGTAGTGAGTCCATTCACCATCCACTCGCCCGAATTTAACATGATATCTCCTTTATAAAAATGGCAGACCTGGAGAGACTCGAACTCCCAATCTTCCGGTTTTGGAGACCGTTATGTTACCATTACACCACAGGTCTACTTCATATAGATTCTATGTCTTACTAAAATATTTCTTTCTATATAACTTTCAACTTCTAATTTTCGAAATTCTTTCCATTGAAAATCTCTAATATCCCAAGTATCGTATATCTTTCTGTATTGTTTACCATTTGGAATATTCACACTTCTTCTAATTTTCTTATTAGATTGTCTTTTAGCAAATCTAAGATGTTTTCTACCTTCACTACCTAAACATGCAATTTTTTTAAAGCTTCTACTCATTTTCTAATTCCTCCTATATTGGATTTCTTAGAAAACTGCACCTCTCTTAATATTACTCATAATTTTTCTCCTATTGTTTTTTCTTTATTAAATTTCCATCTTTATCTAATTTTAATCTAAAAAATGTACACGGTGTTAAACAATTCATACATCTATGAAGATTATTATATTCCATGCCAGCCATAAACATTCCTTCATGGCCTTTGATGATAAGGTCTTTATAATCCATAAAACAAGGTTCGTTGCTGTAATCGTGTGAATTTTCTGAACAAAATCTTATTTTACCTGGTCCAAAAGATATACTTGTTTGATGAAAACCATTTTGAGTTTCAGTATAGCAATATTTCTTTGAATAATATGTTTCATATTTCTCTAAAACATCTTTACCGCGACCCTTATTATTAAAAATAGCTTCTGATTTAGAGTTAAAATACGAGATGTCGTCACAAACATCAGAATTGTCAACTATTTTAAGCTTTAACCTTTTTCTTTCCATTTGATGAAATATATCATCACTAATTCTGATTGAGCTAATTATATCTTTTGGTATTTTACTTTTATCAATTTTTATAGTACTATTTGTATATATACGAACTGTCCATAATTTACTGAGTTTCCTATATTCGTTGAGAAACCAGTAAAAATCTGGATAAACCAGAGGTTCGCCACCGGAAATAGCTATATTCATTCTCTGTTTTTTATCAAATATGGACCTGAAAAACATTAAACATAATTCTAACTCATTTCTAGACATTTCTTCGGTAGAATCTGGACCACAATCATGCAAACAATCTTCACATTTCATATTACATGTGTAATTAAAATACATGCAAAATATAAAATCCATTTATAACCTCTCTTTTTGCATTATAATAATAATTCAAAATTTGTAAACGAGAAAATGGTACCCCTGGCAGAATTTGAATCTGCGACTTACCGCTTAGAAGGCGGTTATTCTGTTCCACTGAATTACAGGGGCTCATATTTATTGAACTATTAGCCAGCATTACCTGTTTCTACCTAACACCACGTAGAGGTTATTCAATAAGTTAGGTGCTGCGCGGGGGAATATCGAAATCCCGACTTATGATTTAACAAACCATTGTTCTGCCTCTGAACTACCGCGCAATAAAATTTATATATTTAATTCAGCTCTAATTGTATCTAACTCTGATTCAGTTCTAGCATCTGTACTCATCAAAGTATTCAATTTTTTAGTTGTTGCACTGAGCTTTCGCTTTCGTTTATTCCATTCAATAATACGAATTCTTGTTTTAAAATCTGTAATCCATTCGTCAAAGGTGTATCCACATGGTTTACGATCATTTTCAACAAGATCGATCTCTAATAGTTCACAAGCTTTTTTATGTGCAAGATCGTCTTTAATCAATAATCTTGTTGCGCGTATAAGAATGTTTACATCATTAACAGTATTAATATTGAGAATATCATTACTATTGTTTCCATTTACAAATAAACCATTCGTAACCAAACTCGCTCTTTCACGAACACCTAATTCCTTTTTTTGTTTTTCTACTTGTTTGAGTAACTCTTTGATTACTTCATCATTTTTGTTCATATCTACTCCTTAATTTTCTATTACTTCGTATTCTGCACCATTTTCACATACACATATAATTGTATTTGAAACCAGCGAGCTTACTTCTTCTATCGTTGCATTTTCTTTAATAGTATTATTAGTATAGTAATTATTATGATATCGACTAGGTGTTCTTTTGTTATTTATATACTGACCATATCTAAATCCATCCTCTGTGAGTTCATATAAGTTATCGTAATTTATATTATATGTATCTGGCCCAGAATAAACATATTTACTTGTAGCATGATTATAATGTCTATTATTACTACTCCTATATATACAAACACTATATAATTTTCCATTTTCTTCTAACGCACCATATCGACTGTTACTACAATAACCACCAGATTCACTTCGGTCTAGTTTAAGTTTTTTTGGTACTAGCTTAAGTTCCTTTGGTTTAGACGTATGATGAGACTTAACTAATTTTTCGTATTCATTAGAAAATTCTGGATGTGGTGTTTCGTCTATAATTGACCCTAATTTAGTAAAACCTACTTCTATTATATATGTATAAGTAGATATATCAGATGGTTTTTTACCTACTTTTTTAAGATCAATAAATATGTGCTTCTTTTTACCACTTCTATGATTGAACTGGTCTTCACTATTTCTTTGTGGCCATTTGTTTTCATACCACATATGTCTACCTAGATATATTACTTCCTTAGTATCTTTTGTTTTATATGTATAACCTTTAACCATTTGTTTTGCAGTCACTTTTTTAGTCTGTAGATTAGTATAATCCATAGAAGTTTTATATTCGTGGGATTCTGCTGGTAATAAAACTAATTCTTTACCAGACCATGCATAAACAAAATCACCTTCTAAGCCTTTACCTTTTATTGCTGAACATTCCTGTAAGAGAAATAATAGATTAGCTACACTAATTTCAAATTCAAAGTCACGAGGATCATAAACTCTTATGTATTCATTTCTTACATTAGGTCCCCAACTTTGTCTAGCTCCGCCAACACCTTGATTTAAAACAAATCCTGACATTGGTTCATTATCAAATTCTACATTAGGAATATTTTTATCACGCCAATTTTCCCATGATGTTTCTTTACGCAATTTACCTTTTTCATCATAATAAATAACGTATGCTAATTTTTTTGTATAAGTATCACTTCGTTCTTGAAATCCAACATTAATCCGTTTTGGGATCTTCATCAATTCATTCATAAATAGACTCCTTATTAGTTATGTATCATCTTCAATAGTATGGAATACTTCAAGTTCATTAACAACAATGTAGACTTCGCCCCGCTGTTCGATCGCTTCCATATTTGCAGGAGTGAGTAGTACAAAGCCTACCTTACCTCCTGGGTCGTGAGAGAAATACTCTTTTGCTACTTTTATTAATTTATCCATTTTTTCTTCCTTGTTAAAAATATCTATGTTAATTATGTAATAATATGTTTTTAAATATTGTAAATGAAAATATTATAGATCGGAAGCTTTACTATTTTATTTTTCATAGCCAGTCTAACCAATCTTCGTATGTTAATATAAATCTAGTATTTTTACTAAAATTTTTAATATTATGTATGTTTTTTTTTGTTCTTATCCATTTAATTAGTTCTTGCTTATCTAACGAACCATTATATTCAATAGGTTTTCTAATATATTTGAATGTAACCTTATCTATAAATTCTTGTGAAAATACTAAATCTTCCAAAATACTATTTATTATTATTTCTTCAACTACTGTTTCAATCTTATTGCGACGATTGCTCCTGCCCTCACCAATATTTTCTATATCTCTAAGATAGTGAAAGGCTTCATGCATTAAACAGAACTGAATGTCGTGCTCAGAATGTTGATTTATAAATTCCGGGTTTATTTCAATTGTTATTTTGTCGTGACGATAGTCTAGACCCATTGCAGGTATCTCTCTATTATAAATAATACCTAACGATAATAGAGCTCTTGCGATGTTTCTATATTTTATTTGTATATCAAGATTATTACAAATATCATGAATATGTTGCTTTACTATTGACTTTGGTGTAACTTTTTTATTTTTCATAGTTAAATTATAACATCTTTTCAAAAAAAGTAAAATAAAAAATTATCTTTTTAAAATTTATTTATTCATAAATTATGACTGAAATCTTCCTCTCAATTACTATATTCTCTTTCATCACGACCTACATAAGATAGAGCCTTATTAAAACCCCATTCAATAGCTTTATCGGAAAAGAATATATTTCTTCTTCTTGCTTCTTCAAGACCAATATTCCAACATTCTAATTCTATTGTGAGAGTGTTATATTTCCATTTCTTAATGAATTCTTGTTTAATTTTAATATGACCTAATTCATGAAAAAATGAAATAAACTCGAACTCTTTGTCTTTATACTTACCCATGAAGATTTCACTATATGTACTAGCACTATAGTTAATTGTATCTTGTGATGATAGGGTTATATTAAGTTCTTTAGCTATACTCGTCATTGTTTTATTCATATTATACTCCATTTTGCAACCTTTATAAAATTATTAATGATAAAAAGTACCCGCGGTAAGGTTCGAACTTACAACCTCTGAATTACGAAATCAGCGCTCTAATCCATTTGGAGCTACACAGGTATGTATAAAAGATGGTACGGCTGATAGGCTTCGAACCTACAACGCCACTAAAGGCACCTGATCCTAAATCAGGCGAATTTACCTGTTCTTCTACAGCCGCATAACATTACTAATGGTGCCCTCGGGAGAATTCGAATCTCCAACTTCCTGTTTACAAGACAGGGTTTCTATCAATTGAATTACGAAGGCTTTAAAAATTTTGGAGCGGGCGACAGGGATCGAACCTGCGGAACCTACACGCCTCTTGATTGGAAGTCAAGTACTCATACCGCTGAGTTACGCCCGCAATATAAAAAAGAGGTAATTAAAATTTCTAATAACTTAGCAGGTTTTAGAAGGAAGAAATCTCATAGCCTCTATCGATTTATTTTAAAAAATAGGAAATTAAATAATCTAATTTTTTATTTCAAGTAAAAGTTAGAAGGAAGATTATCTATAGCCTATTTATATTTTATAATACTATGACAATAAAGCTATATCTTCTTTGCTCAACCAGGCTTCCATTTTAATAGGTTGTGCGATTAAAAGGAACATAACTAGAAGACCAGGTAATTTATAGTATATTTCAAGTTTTGATTTTTCAATAGACAATCGATGGATCTTCACACGGAATCTACTTATTTCACCGAGTCCCCAACCTATATAAAACATAAGCGAAAACCAAAATATATCAAATAACATATTGTACTCCTTTTATTAAATTTTTTTATTTGTTGTTTTTACTCTTTTCACTATTTTTATAAAGATGTCTGCGGGTCTGTCCTGTTGCTCTATTGTTCCTCAGCATTCTAATTCTCAACATATTTCCTTTTACTACAAAAGATATATCATGAACTAATCCACAATCACAACAAGCAAAACGTAATATTCCTTTTCGCCAGTTCATATCGGTTTTTTCCATATTTTTAATACCTCGGTATCTTCTGTTCATTCTTTCTCCCTTTAATTTTTTATTGTTTTTGCAGTATGATTGAGAGAATTAGTATGTATTATTTCTCCAATAGCAAGCTCCGCTTTTTCTAAATAACCCTTACATCCGGCGATCTCTTTCTGAAGTTTTGGATCTTAGTTAATTTTTTAAACATATTCAACTCCTTTATTTAAATACATTATAAACTTATTTTAAAAAATGTAAATTAAAAAAGAGTGCCACGCAGGGGAGTCGAGCCCCATAATAGAAATGTCTTTTCAACATCTACTCCATTTACTTATTATCGACTATGTAAAAATGTAGATATCACAATTTTTAACATTTACGAAATACTACTTACATTGATATCTGTATAAGATATTCCTTAAACTTCATAGTCTCAAAGCGCAAGGCATAAAATGGTGGACCTGGGGAATTTCGAAATCCCAACTTCTGCCTTGCAAAAGCAGCACTCTCCCGTTGAGTTACAAGCCCATTATAAATTACTTAATTTTTATTTCTTTTTACTACATATTTAAATGGTCGGAGCTGGGTTATTCATTCCCTTAAGGCACGCCCCGAGAACCTATTTCTTAACTTTTATTATAATTCTAATGCACTTCTTCGCAATATCTTTTTTTACATTTTGAACATTGATATTCGGTGTAGATCCTAGTTCTTTCGTGTCCGTAATATAAATCAGTCTCTGTATAGAAGTCTGGTTCTTTATATTCTTGTTCTAATCCGCACTCACTACACGTAAATTTAATAATTATCTTTTTGTCGTTGGTCATTTTAATTTCCTCTTTTAAAATACGAAACTAATATCTTCTTCTTTAACTGCTTGAAATACATGTCCTGCATTTTTTATTCTATATGTCCAACCATAAACTATATCCCATCGAATTTTCTCTATTTCGGGATTAGTTCCGTTATATCCTTTTATCTTTATTTTTCTATCGTTATTATATTTTGGAAATGTTTCTGGTTTAACTTTTTCGATAATAATATTATTAATAATTGTTTTATCTTTGACTCTGGGATTTATATTATATTTCTTTCTAAACCATTTTAAATAGTTTTTATGTATCCACTGTTTGGTTTTACATTCTTCGTAATCATAAGCCCATCCAATATCATCGCCTCTATATTTGGATGATATCTTTGCATCACATATTTGGTATTTGATAGGACTCACTTTCTTCTCCTTTTATTTAATAAGATTATAAATCTATTTCAAAATAAGTAAACAATTATTTTAGAAAATTTTCTTTTTAGTCTGCATTCTGAAAAAATTAAAGTTGGTCGGAGTAGTCAGAGTCGAACTGACACCGCCTGGTTCCCAAAACCAGTGCTCTCCCTTTAAGCTACACTCCGACAAAATAAGGAAATTAATTACCCATTTTGTTCGAAAGTTACCGGCAGAAGGTTCGAACTTCTAATAACCAGACTCAAATTCTGGTGCCTTATCCAGTTAGGCTAGCCGGCATAAAATTTTGGTAGGCAAGATGGGCATCGAACCCACAATAGGATTGCTCCACAGAGCATTTTAAGTGCCCCCGATATTCCAGTTCTCGTACTTGCCCAAATATTTAATAATATGGTGGCCTGGGCGATGTGTCCAAGTTAAATGGTGGCCCAGAAGAGACTCGAACTCTTAACACCCGGATCTTCAATCCGGTGCTCTACGCAAAGATTGAGCTACCAGGCCATTTATAATAATTTATCGAACTCTTTTCTAGTTCATATGAACTCTTTTCTAGTTCGATAAAAAATTGAATTTTGGGGCGAAATGACGGATTCGAACCGACTCTAATAGATCCACAAACTATTGTGCTACCATTACACCAATCTCGCCACGAAAATTGGTACACCCAGATAATAATTATGTTTGCAATAATTTTTCATATTGTTTTAGATCTTTTTTGAATACCATTTCTATCTTATGATTTTTATTCTGTTCAAATACAAATTTCATTTTTCGTTTATCTCTCTTACTATAATATCCCTTTACTTCAAAATATTTATTTAGTTTAGGACTATAAAAATCTGGAGTATAATAATGTTTTTGACTATTTTCATCTATTCATTCAAATGAATAATTTTCATTTAACTTTGGTTTTATTCAATTATCATCAATAATATCTAAGACTCTAGCAAATCTAACCTCTCATGTACCCTGTAATTTAAATATTTCACCTGCTGGGTTTGTATACTCATATCATTTACAAAATCCGCCGTTATATTTTTTAATCATTGTTTTACTTATTTTTTCTTTTGTTTCTTTGCTATGCTTTCTGTTTAAAAATGATGGAATTATTTCACCAGATTTACATCTATTTATTATAGTTTCAGAAATTTGTGCTACTCTTTTGTCAGTCTCTTTTGTCAATCCTTTATTTCACGCCGATCGACCGGACTTATATCCTAGTTTATCTCTTCACTAGAAATTAATAATTTCTGTAATTTCTTTACCTTTATATTTGGTCGCTAAATCCCAGAGTCTGTCTATATCTTCTTGCTTGTTTCTGTTAAATCGTTTCATTTTATCTTTTTTCATAATGGCGCTTCGCATCATATTGTTTTTCTTATTTTGTAAAATTACAATAGAAAATTTACCAACACTTCTTTCATCTACAGCATAAATATCACTATCTTCTTCAACTTCTCTTAAGCCCTTCTTAACGCCTCCCATTAATTTTCTTAAATTTTCCACTATTTATCTCCTATTTAGTCTTTTAGTAATTTTTTAATTAGTCCTTTTTGATTATCAAAAAACTCTTTTAAAGTACCATCATTTATTTGTATTTCATCTTTTTGTATTAATAATGCATGAGTAGAAGAATTATCATTTGTTATTCTAAAGGTCCCTGCCCCTCTGAATGGATCATTTTCTGAACGATCATTAGGTATATGATTCTGATAACATCTTTCATGATAAGCAGCAAATCCGTTAGATCCGTTATCATTAAAATGTAACCCTACTAATTTATTTCAACTATCAAAATCTCAATCAAAAGATCCATCTAATTCTTCATTAAATACGCTACCCTCATTATCATACTGGCCAGACATAGTCTCGACAACTTTACCATCTACCAACAGAAAGAGATGGCAACGCTCACCACAACCGTTGCCACTTTTTATACTCTCGTCACAAACTTTACACTTATAAGAAAACACCGATATTTACACCTTAAATATTCCAACTTTTATATTCATTTAATTGTGGTTCTAAGTCTTCTTCTAAATTGTAAATTTCTACAAGATTAAAATCTTGATTCTGTTCAAGATCGATAATTGTTTTTGTTATATCTTCTTCAAAATTTACAAAATAAGGATCCATACTTTTTTCTTTCAAATTCTCGATAACTAATAGATGAGTATTAGAAGTTAATTCACCTTTTTCGAATCACTCAACTATCTTTGCTTTAATTTTTTTTTCGTCCATAAAACGCTCCTATATCTTTTTATATACATATTGTCTAATTATTTTATTTTACAATAAATTTTATGATAAGAAAGATACAACTCTTTAGAGTTGTGTTAGTTCACAATAATTATTCTGTTTTATCTGGTTCTTTATGTACTTTATCTTCTCTTCTGACACTCTTAAAGTTCAAATTAATATTTTCTTCAACATTGGTATACACATTCTCACCGTTCAATCCAGTAAACAATTTGAGAGCCTGTGTTGTAGGGCTCTGTCTAAATAAATCAATTCGATACATCATCGTAGAATTACCAGGTAGAATATTACTACCAGTAATTCTATAACCTGTTATAATATTTGGGACGATTTCATGTTTAATCTTAAATAAATAAGGTTCAGAAGAATCTAACATAATTGATAATATACAAATCATACTTTCTCTAAATTTTTGCGTAGAGATAATATCGATATCTTGAAAAGTAAAATCTTTTAATTTCATAAGTTTTACTATCTTAGCATAGACGCATTTGACATCATCTTCATACATAGAAGCCATATTATCTTCGCAATGATACTCATATGGAAAGTTATATTGATCGAATAAAATATTTATTTCTGGTTTAAATGCCAAATAATAATCTAATAGATCATATGGGATGGTTTTATTTACATGTTTCATTTTTGTCCTCTATATAGTTTAGTATTAGTAGACTAATCTACTTGATTTTACTGTACCCTCTTTTTTGCTATCTACTGGTTTATTTTTTTCTGGTTCGGGGTCTGATTCTGGCCTTCGCTGTATTTCCTCATGTAATGTATACTCAAGATGGTCTAGTTTATCTTCAGGAATATTTATTTCTGATATGAGAACGTTATCTAGATATAGTTGTAATTCGTACTCACTATATCTATCAAACATACAACTAATAAAGAGGGTTCTATCGTTCGTATAATTCATTAATAGTCCACAATCAACATTACAAAGAACATAGAAATTCTCGTCAGGTATGAGTTCTACATTCAATCCGATATTAACAGTTTGGTTTGTATTTCTACTGTTAAAATCTACTAAGGACCCTATTGTTTGGTTCTCAAATTTTATTCCATTTATGTGGACGATATTAGCTATCCTATAAACGGTCTTCGACCCGCACCCAACAAGAAATAACAATAAAATCATAATAATAACTTTCATTTTCTTCATTTTTCTATTCTCCTTTATTTAATATTCTTATAGACATCACGCTTTTAATGTAGATATGGTCTTTTGTTCCTTTACAAACAGGACATTGATGTTCTTCTTTTCCTTCTTCTACTATAGTACCATGACCACCACAGTATTTGCAAATTTCAATTATTTCTACTAACACCTTAACATATCTCCTACCTCTGTTTCGATCTCTTAAATATAAAAAACTCACTTTTTGAAGAAATCTTTTAATTTACTAATAAGATTACTTTTATCGATATTTGGACCTTCTAGAAATAGATCCTTGGCTTTATCTAACACTTTGCCGACTTCTGGACCAGGGTTTAATTCGAATACTTCCATTACATCATTACCGGTAACTGGTATTTTGATTGGTTCTTTTCTATCTTCAATCTCTTTTATTCTGTTTACTATGCTCTGTGCTTGGAGAGGCATACTGTGTGGTCCATGAGATACGTTATCGGCATGGCATACTTCTAACAAAGGACTTAATCTCTTACCGGAATCTGCAATAAGTTTTCTTATTGTTTTATCGGATGCCTTCTTGGCTTCGGGTCCATAATCTTTGGTTCTCATATGATTTTTAACAATAAAGCAGACATCTTCGATAAAATCATTACTATATTTTAATTTACTTAAGATCTTTTCAGACATATAAGCACCGACTGTTTGGTGATTAATAAAACTATTTCCTTGGTTTCTAGGTTTAGGTTTCATTGTTTTCGGCTTTCCGATATCATGTAATAAAGCAGACATTCTATGTAAAATAGTTGGTGGAGTACTGTTAACTACGTCTAATGTATGACCAAATACATCCTTGGTATGATATTTATTTTGTGAGAGTCCAACAGTTGGATATATTTCCGGAATAATATATTTCATTAATTGTGTTTCAACAAGTATTTTAATTCCAAATGCAGGATATTCAGAAGTTAATATTTTTGTTAATTCGGCATTAATTCTTTCATATGAAATAGTTTGCAGAGAATTAGAATTTCTTGCAATTGCCTTTAAAGAGGTGTTATCAATATCAAATCCTAGAACACAAGCAAATCTAACAGCTCTAAGCATTCTCAAGGGATCTTCTTTAAATGTTATATCTGGATTTATTGGTGTTTTTATTACTTTATCAATAATATCAGATAGCCCTTGTCTTGTAAGATCTAGCATTTGACCTGTTGAAATATTAAATAATAATGAATTAATAGTAAAATCTCTACGGTATACATCTTCTAGGAGTGTACCGAATTCAACTCTAGGTTTTCTGGATCCTGGTTCATACGCTTCTTTTCTAGCCATTACGCTTTCAAATTCTATATCAAAAACTCTAAAGCAAGCAGTACCGAACCGTCCATATATAATAGGATTTGAGTCTTTCTTATATACTCCGAGCTTTTTAGTTAACCATAAAGCAAAAAATATACCACCGCCTGGGAGCTCTACTACAAAATCTATATCTTTATTTGGTCTACCAATAACCTTATCTCTACACCAGCCGCCGGCAATATAGACCTTATTTTCGTATTTCGTGTCTATTATCAATTTTGCTATTTCTTGAATTGCTTTATCTTGATTTTCTTTCACTAATTCTCCTTTATTTAGTTAGATTATAACATCTTTTCAAATAAAGTAAATATAAAAATTTTCTTTTTTATTTATCTTCTGTATTTACTATAAACTTCGTCACTACAAGGAACTAATTTTTTAATGTTTTGTTCACTTGTAACTTTATCACCTTGAGTTTCTACAAAGTGATCACTCATTGTAGCCCAATGAGCATATATGGCCCAATCGTCATATCCATAACCTTTTTTTGCTATCCATTTTAATTGTTTTCCCGAACGGGTCATATTGATACCGTTTTGATCATCGGTCGTTTCGCCTTTTGCAAAAATAGTGCCTTTAGGAATCGTTTGTAATGTTTCTAAATCTAACATCTCGACCTCCTATTCTCTGAAATCGTTTCTCTTGAACAATAGTTTATTATCTTCAATGTGAAGATCTTTGATGTACCATACACCAATATTCAATTTCTTCCATCTTCCTATACCTATAAGCTTCTCATATTGTACAGAATGTTTATGTATAATAAACCTATATTGATTCCCTCCATTAATTGCCGCATAGGTTTTATTTCCATCAAATTTATATCCTTTTCTCTTCATATGGGATCTAAATTTTTTCCAATTTTGTTCTTTTAATTTATTCATATAACCTCAACTATTGATATTTATTTTAGTAGCTCCAACATTTGTAAAACTAATAAATTACGTAGTATGATGAATTGACTAATATAATTACTAAACTTGACCTTGTCTTTCTTTGTAGCAGCTAGTATGATAGAATCCATGGTAGTGACTAATATTCTTGTAGCTGTAGTAATTCTTGATAAGTCCTTAAGGTTCATCGGAGATTTTGGTATTGAACCGATAAGGTTTATATAATGCATAGATAGCATAATATTTGAATGTTGTTTACTTAGTTCTAAAGTTGTTGATAGTTTTATTTTTCCAGATAATACCCGACCCACGAATTCATTTATATTAGTTGGAATATTTTCAATTAAAATGAGTCCACCTAATTTTCTGTATTTTAATTCTTCTAACAATTCTTCATCGGGTATATCTTTCATTTCAATAACATTATTGGAATCACCCATCATATTCTGGGTGTACCTAACAAGCTCTGAGGAATAACCAGACTCGATGTTGTTTTTTATATAGCTTTCTAATTCACCGCCCATATTTTACTCCACCACTATTACATGTCTATCGCCGATCGAATATGCATTAGATTGCATATTTTTTGCTTTATCAATCTCCGAAGACACTTTAACTTTTTCAGCTTCTAAAACCCTTATGCTTTTTTTAAGTTGTTTTATTTTTTCTTTAATTCTAAGATCATTTTCGGCTTTAATTACATAAGCTATTTCTTTCTTTTCGATATCTTTTTTTATTTTTGCTAAAGACTTTTTAGATTTCTCAGTTTTTTGTAGAATTTTTCTATATTTATCATCGGATTCAACTATTTTATTTGATACCATAGAAGCTAACAAGTCTGAAATATTCTGATTTGACATCTTCTGGGAATGAAAAAATTCTATGTTGGAATCATGTATAAGTTTTGGTGATTGTTTAACGAAACTAGAAATTATTCTATAGGTTTCGTTAACTGTTATTTTCAAAGTCCCTTTAATGACCGCAGGGGACAACGAAGATATCGTCGCTAATATTTCGTTGTCTGTCATATTAGGTCTTTTTTTACGAATAGCTGCTAAAATAGATTTCGGTATGAAACTAAGATCGATCATCTCTATCCGTTGTGTCTGATTTTTGTTTCTTCGGATACTTCAGACTGGTAAAACTCATCTGTTTTTTCGTCTTTCTCCACTGTTCCTAATTTTCTAATAAAAGCATCTGCATCCATACAAGATTCACCTGGGATCCCTTCAACTTTTATTTCGATTCTACCATTTCTTTTGAGTCTAACTTCTAACATTTTGTCCTCCAACTAATATATTCTCATCTAGCCACTTTAATTCAAACGTAATGGCATCACTTCGTTTTTTAAATCCGTTAATTTTAGGTCCTTCGGATAAAGTTAAATCAACAACCCACTCGCCAGGTTTGTCTGGATCTGGTTCGACATAAGATGCTCTTTTATCAAATCGATCGTTAGGAATTTTAGAAAATAGGTTTATAATTCTTTCGTTATAAACGAAAATTATAGTTCCATCTTTCTTAATAACTATTTTTTTCATTAGTAATCCCTAAGCTATTGTTCTAATTACAATTTCATCGCCTTCTTGAACTTCATCAAAGACATAATCTTCAAGAGCAAGTTGATCTACAACTACTTCGTAATTGTATTGCTGAACAAGTTCATTCAATTTGTCGATATCACCCCACCTTTCATTATAGTTATCATATTTTATCGAACCGTCTGGTTTAATAACAATAGGATAATCCCATCCTGGTAATTGGATTGATGTTCCAGTAGCATTATCGCTGTAAAAATTAACTCTCTCGTTTTCTTTGATAGTCAGTCCTAAACTTGAACAAGCTTTCATTAGTGCTGACATATCCGTTACCTTTAATTTCATTGTTGACATGTGACTCATTTTTGACTCCTCTACTTATTTTTTATTTTTTAATCTGTAACAATTATATTTCCCATATTACTATTTAGACCATCTTCTTCGTCGATCTTAATAATATTAGCTGGAATAGCTCTACCGTCTGCCCATGATTGTAATCGGGTTATTTTTTGTTTATCCACATTAATGATGTTAGTGACGTACTTCCTCGCTTCTGTTATATCGATACTTAAAGCAGAAGAAATTCTGCATAATGTTTTGATCTCAGCTCCAGTCCATTCTTTAAAATTAATACCTTTTGCGGTTCCTTTCAGACCGTATTTCTTTTTATAAACTTTAAAGATTTCTGCTGATTGTTCTTCAGTAGGAAAATCTACGAAGAAAATAGCATCCCATCTTTCAGCTCTAAGATATTCAGGTGGTAATTGTGAAATGTCATTAGCTGTTGCAACTACAAATACATCTGTTTCATGATCACTCAGCCAAGTTAGAAATTTTTGCCCCTGTCTCATTGCAACCCCAGAGTCGCCATTTCCTCCACTTACGCCTGCTAATCCTTTTTCAAATTCATCTACGAATAAGATAGCCGGTTCCATAGCATCAACTGTTTTGAGGGCGTTTCTGGTCTTTTCTTCTGTTTTACCAACATAACTATTCATAAGATCACCAAAGTCAAGTCTAATAACTGGTCGGCTGGTTTCGTTTCCTAACCTTTTAGCGAACTCGGATTTACCAGCCCCTTGGATTCCGACTATTAGTATACCTCTACCTATTTTGCTGTTAATCATCCCAACAGTAAAATTTTTCATATTATCCATACCAATCAAAGTTTTGAAGTTTTCTTTCGCCTGTTGAATTTTCAAGAGCCCTGTTTTGATAATCAATTGTTTTTTCTGTTCATATATAACTTGAGCTTTATTTGCGTGGGGGTTACTGAGTCCTAAAGAAAAGGCATTTTCGAATTCAGCGGCGGATAGACCAAGACCATGATCTATAATATCTTCTTTTTCTTTTTCCGTTATCTTTTTGAGGTCTCCCTTTATGAAATCAGATTCGAATTTATTGACAATGCCCATTAACTCAGTTCTATTGGGTAGATCGAAATTAATAACATTGACATATTTTTCAATTTCGATAGGAATATTAATGACCGGAGAGACTATAACAAAAATATTCCCTTTTTTTCTCATTTTGGTTATTCCATTAAGCAGTTGACACCAGATCTGAGGTTTATTGAGGTAGTGATGAAAATGTTTTGCAAAAATTATATTTGATTTTTCCGAACGATCACGAATAAAACTAATAGGTGAACCGGGTTGGTTAGAATTTTTCATTCCAGAGACTTGTGAATTGTTTTCTAAATTAATAATACCTCGATCAATATCCCAACTGAAAAACTTAAATGGTTGATTCGTAATCTTTACAAGTTTATCCGTTACTTCCTTCGTTAATTGAGTTATTGCTCGATCATACTCAGAGGTATCAACCCATAGTATTGGAAAAGCAGAAGCAACATATCTGTAAAACTTTGTTTCCATTTTTTCTCCTTTATTCTACTACTAAGATTCGTCGTTTTCCGTCTTCTCTACGTTCACCACATTTACGACATTCGTATAAAATATCCTTTTCGATAGTTTTCCAACGATTATATCCACATTTACAAGGTTTCGTTTTTGATGCAGATGATGTAAGTTTATCAGCATAAACTCTTTTTCTTTTTTGAAAATCTTCTTTAACATCTTCTTTTTTTAAAGACATTTTATCCTCCTTATCGATCTTCTATTGTCAAGGGCATATCGTCTAATGGTATTCCAGCTGTTTCTCCTGCATATTCACCAACTGTATATTCTACTACACACCAGTCGCCCCTATCATCAGTATAAGTTCGAGTAACTTTAAATTTGCATATTGCTGGCGACCTAAACCTATTATCATTTTTATCAAAGTCAACAGTAGTGAAGTTTTTCCAAGTATACTCTTTGTTAATTTCGTATGGAACTTTATCATGATTTCTATTTGGTAACATTATTCTAACAATTCTATCGATCTCCTTCTCTTCTTCCTTTTTTGTCATATTTTCTCTGTTTTTTTGAAATTCCTCAACCATTTTCAAATGACATAAATTGCTCATGTTCATCTCCTTTTTAATTTATCTAATTATATTATAACACTATTTCAAAATAGATAAACAAAAATTTTCTTTTTATTTTAATCAATCCAAAATACTACAAAACTTGCAATTCTTCTTACTCGTGTCATTATGTACATTTTAAAATTTCTATTAAATCCGATAAAATAATAAATTTCATTTCGAAATCAGTTCTATTTCCGTAATATCTATATTCTGTATCTTCCGACGACTGTATTAAATCCTCAATTTCCCTATATTTAAGATAAGACATGTTTGGGTCGACTTCCATTATAACTAAATCTAATACCTTAAACTTAGGACATCCAGAATCACTTGGATGGTATCGCGGATTACTGCTGTCCCAACAAGTCCCACCAGAAACACCACCTGTTTCCCATCTCATATATACAACTGGTTCTTTTATGTCATCTGGAATTCCGTAAGGTTCTATAAATACTCCTTGTTCACAAGGGGATTCTGCATTAATCTTATCAATTTGTTCTTGTGTCAACATTTTGTTCTCCTTTTTAATTTATCTAATTATATTATAACACTTTTTTAAAATAGATAAATAAAAATTTTCTTTTTTATAATAATTTTAATTCACCAGTTATTTTACTCTTCAGTACAATTAGTTTCTACAACTGTTTTAGTACCATCACGATGTATTCTCAAAACTTTGTATTTATATCCGAGTTTTATAGCATCTTTAATCAGATAATCTTTTAGACCATAATCATGTGCACCAACTTCATCTTCGAATCTAGCTAACCACGCTTTATTATCTTTAGGATGCCCACACCATCTTTCATAATATATCAACAACGTTTTTTCTTCCATTGTTTCACCTATATTGTATATACGGTCACATTTGTACCAGTCAAAAATTTAATTTTACTTATCATATATTTCTTTCCATTTCTTACATACTGTTCTTGCTGTCTTAGCAGAAACACAAAAATCAATAACTCTATCAAAATATTTGCGTTCTCCTTCTGTAAAATTGTTGTCTTTTAGTCTTTCTTCCTTGTATTCATCCCACGTTAATTCTCTCCAACTGTTTCCGGTTCTGTTTAATATCACCATAATATTACAGGCAATTGTTTCACACTCTGATTTTTGCCAAATTGAGCCAAATGCATCTACTATAAAATCTTTAGGTGTTTTTTGTATTCCCATCATTTCCTCCTCTTTTACAATAAGGGCAAATACAACCTTCTTTTAATTCTATCATTATGTACTACTTTTGCTTACTTTTCCACAATTGATAAGCTGATTCGAGCATGTCAATTTCTTTTTTCATATGAACTGTTTCAGTGCTTTCACCAATACACCATCTCCAATTATCTGCACTATATCGGATATATTCGTCTTCCCCTGTAAATTCAATTAGTTCTCCATCAAGCGGTGTTACGTCTTCTACTATCATTTAATACTCCCTCATATATCAGTTCCTACCTTATACACTATCTTTTAAATCAAATAACATTTGAGCTAAATTCATGAATGGTGACAATTTATTTCTTAGTCTTTCTATCCTATTTTTCATTACCTCTCCTTCGCTCCTTCTAGAGCTTTAGTATCATGTAGCATCCAGTTTGTGGAACACCAGACTTCCCTCATTATGAGATATTCAAAGCATCTTTAATTTCTTTTATCTTTTGTCTTCTACCCTCTTCAACCCCCCATATAAATCCCAGATCGTAAATTAGCTTAAAAACATCTGCTATTGTAGAATCCTGTGGAATATCAATATCTCCAACATTGGGAATAAAATATGTGTTACCTGCTTGATGTTCTATTCCAATCATGCTTAGTTCTTTCTCCATCTTTTCCTCCTTAATTTAACGTAACCTACAGCTCCTCATATTAGGTGCGACAAGCTATAATGAAATCTGCTATTTTAATTTGTTCTTTATTATTTGCCCATTTTTTGCATTCTTCTAAAGTTCCTTTTATTTTACCTGAACCAGAAAGGAATATTTCCCAAGAGATCCCAACAGGATAAAGATAAAACAGAGGTTTATCTTTATAGAACCCCATTTGAGTTTTATTGTTTCTTTCTTCCCAAATTATCATTTAATTCTCCCTTTATTCAGTTTTATTTAAATTTTATGAAGGGTCTTTATCTATTAAATGAGCACTTCCTAAGAAACGATCAACCTTTGAACAACTTATACCTGTGTATTTAAAATGTTTTTTAGTCGAATATTCGTATTTTATCCATTCTCCATCAATTTCAAGTACCCTACGAAATAGATTATATAATCCAAAGGGGTTCGGTTCATCTTCAGTACTGACTCCGTATATTTGTCCTACTTCTAATTTTTTCATTTTTATCTCCTTTATTTGACTATACTATAAAATATATTTTGAAAGGTCTTCATCTTTGATAATTTTATTCAGTTTTTTCTCAACTGCATTCTTAGTTATTTCAATTTTCTTCAATTTTTTATCCGGCATTTCGAAAAGATAATTTTCTAAAAGAGCGTTCATAATAGTATGAAGTCTGCGAGCACCGATATCTTCCATTTTTTCGTTTGCTAATGCAGCAAAAAATGCTATATTCGAAATCGCGTCTTTTTTAAAATCAAGAGTCACATCTTCGGATTTGAAAATAGCTGTATACTGTTTTGTAAGAGAATTCTTAGGATAAACGAGTATCTTTTCAAGATCATCTTTTGTAAGACTGTTAAGTTCTTCACGAATAGGAAAACGACCTTGCATTTCCGGAATCAGATCCGACGGTTTAGCCACGGTAAAAGCACCAGCGGCAATAAAAAGAATATGAGAAGTATCTATAATACCGTGTTTTGTTGGTACGGATGAACCTTCTACGATCGGTAGCAGGTCTCTTTGTACTCCAGAACGTGATATATCAGCTCCGCCGTGTAAGCTATTTTTAGTTGCAATTTTATCGATTTCATCGATAAAGATTATTCCGTCATTTTCCACTCTTCTTTTAGCTTCCTCTACCACTTTATCTCTATTAATCAATTGGTGGGATTCAACTTCTACTAGGTGTTCCATTGCTTCACCAACTTTCACTTTTTTCTTATTTCCCTCTCTTGACTGAAGGATTCCAGCCATCATTTCACTAAGTTGTAAGTCAATATTTTCTAATCCTGTTTGAGAAAAAATCTCGATATGAGGAGCTCTCGTATCTCCTTGGCTGACCTCAGCATCTCGATTATCCAATTTGCCAGCATCTAATAGTTTCCGTATTTTTTTACGAATGTTACTATGTCTTTCGACTCTCTTTTTTGTCTCATCTTCGGTCTCGTTGGAATCAGCAGGAGTCTCAGGGCAAAGAATATCCACCATTTTTTCTTTAGCAATAGAAATTGCTTTTTTATGAACATTTTTTGTCATTTCTGTGCGAACATCATTCACAGCAACATCAATAAGTTCACGAATCATGGATTCAACATCGCGTCCCACATAACCGACTTCTGTAAATTTTGATGCTTCCACTTTGATGAAAGGAGCATTTGCCAGCCTGGAAAGTCTGCGAGCGATTTCTGTTTTTCCCACACCTGTAGGACCAATCAGAATGATGTTGTTCGGCATGATTTCTTCCTGGAGTTCACCGGGAACCTGCTGTCTTCTCCACCGATTTCGCAAAGCAATTGCAACTGCTCTTTTTGCCTTATCCTGTCCAATGATGTATTTATCAAGTTCTTTGACAATTTTTGTAGGTGTAAAATGTTTCATTAATGCATTCTTCATATTTTCCCCTTTTTATTTGTTTTAATTCTTACAATGACAATACTTCTATTTTATTGTTTGTATAAATACAGATATCTGAGGCTGCTTTCAATGATTCTTCCACAATTTTTGTAAGTGATAATTTTGTATGTTTAGATAAAACTCTGGCAGCAGCGAGTGCAAAATTCCCTCCTGAACCAATAGCGATTATTCCATCATCAGGTTCCAGGACATCGCCATTCCCTGAGATTACAAGCAAAGATTCTTCATCAGCCACGATTATCATTGCTTCCAATCTGCGTAATATTTTATCTGAACGCCAATCTTTTGCCAGCTCAACTGCTGCTTTTTTCAGGTTGCCTTTGAATTCCTTGAGCTTTCCTTCGAATTTTTCAAAAAGAGTGAATGCATCAGCAGTTGCACCGGCAAAACCCGCGAGCACTTTGCCGTTATGAAGTTTACGGATCTTTTTGGCAGTAGCTTTAATTACAGCGTTTCCTAGTGTTACTTGTCCATCACCACCAATCGCAACTTCTTTGCCTTTCTTGATCCCAATAATTGTAGTTCCTCTCATATCGATCATATGAAACTCCTTTATTTTTTTTCTGTTGGCAACCCTTTGTAAAGGTTGCTGAGAATGTTAATAAATATATTTGTGTTATCGAGTATCCAAAAGTTATAAAAAAGCATATCAATGTGTCCATCTAATACAACTTTATCGTGTCCATTATCTATTCTTGTTACTCCATCACTTACGTCAATTTGTCGGAATTGTTTATGTATAATTGCACAAAAATCATCTGAGGACCCTTGATTGTTACTACAGTAATCAATTGTTCCTCTTATAATTTCATTAAATCGGATTTCACCTAATATAATAATTAAATGTCGCCATATGGTCGCCGCATCACCCTCTTTTATCGACCCAGTTTTTTCAACATCCTGTAATGTTTTGATTATTTCTTCAAAATAAGTTTGTTCTTTCATAATTATTTTTTAATCCTCCTTTTTATCTATAAGATCTCTAATCGCTTCTACTTGGTGTTATATTTTATCAACTCGTCTAACATTGTTGTGAACTCTTTTACTCCATAAACTTCTTCATCTTCTGGACAAAGACCTTTTTTATCTTCTTGTAATTTCGGAAACATATATGCACACAATTTACAATCAGCGGTTGCTCCATTTGTTTCTGGTCTAAAATCAGTATGCCAATGCCAAGATGGGCATTTTGCTTCTTCTCCAGATGACAAATCTGTTTTTACTTTTTCTAGTTCTTTTAATAGAGATTCTGTATTGTGTTCAAATTTCAACAAATTCATCGTTATTCCTTTTTATTTATAAATCTACTATAACACTATTTCAAAAATTTAAAACAAAAATTTTTATTTATTTTACAGGCGCCTACTTTAATCTGTTTCATTTCTATCGTCTACTATATCGTCTATAATATCCTCTATTATTTTGTTTACACAATCTTCTAGTTCTTTATCTAATTCTTTTGCTTTTTCATTAATTTTTTTAGTTCTATTGTCTTTGCAATATCCACAAGAACCATGATTTCTGCAGGTTTTATCGAATCGTTTGCTTTTATAATATGGTTTTCTCTTTTCTTTTTTATGTTTTACTGCTTTGTCTAAACTCATTTATTCTTCCCTTTATCTGACGGTGTTGAGTATTTCACTTCGATCCATTATACAAATTTATCCCAATTATCAGCATTGTTTTAGTCTTGTTTCCATTTTAGTTGGGTTTGTTTTTCTCCACATTCCTTACACAAAGTTGTGATCCACCCTTCAGTATGTCCTATATCTTTGGTAGAACCACACTCTTCACATATAGTATCAGATAGATATTCTGCAAAGGATATATAGTTATCTGTCTTGCTATCTCCACCATGTACATAAAACCTTAGGCCGCCAAATTTTTCCTTTACTTGCTCAGCTATTACTTGTGAAATCTCTACTTTTGGATAATATCCTTCTTGATCTACATAGTGCTGAATTTTGCTACATAGATTATCTAATAGCCAATACCAACCATCTCCACACTCGAGTCCAAAACAAATTAAGGTTTCTTTAGGCCCTTTATTTACGTCTGCAAATATCTTAGGATATTTCTTAATTAATTTTTGTTCTAATTCTGGTTTCATCTTTTACTCCATTGGATCTATCAAAAGTTCTTTTCCATTTTTATAATATTTATAAACATTCTCAGCTAATCTTAGTACCGCGGCCTCAAATGTATCACCACCACAATCTAAATACCATTCATGAGTACTACAATAATTATATTCATTGTTATAATCACTCGCAACTTCTATCCACACTTCTGTTTTGGTATTCAAAGATCTATCATCCTCAATAGTACTATTTTTTGGATTTACTTTAACAATTTCTAAATCTAATGCATGTTCAAAAAAAGAGTACTTAAATGTTTTTATTTGAGGTACTTCATATTGAAAAAATGGATGTTCGTATAGCCACCAATAAGCTTCATAGAAGTCTGAACAATTATATTCGTGAAACATATCAACATTCTTAGGTGGTACAGTATAAAATTTTGCGTCGTCTCCATAAAGATAAACCATGCCACCTCTCGTTAATTTAACTATTCTCATCCATCTATCTTTTTCCTGAACAAAAAGTCTAAATTGTGGTTCCATCTGTAGATCGCCACTTGCATTTATTCTTACTTTTGCACCTATTGATAATTCAATTTCTTCTCTATTCATAATTGTAACTCCTTATTTTATTCTACAAATATAATATAGGGTCGGCTTTCTTCTCTTATTTTTTCTTCTTCTCTTTCTTTCGCTAATTTTTTATTTAAGAAACCGAGTTTCTTTAATTCCCGTTCAAGGGTTTTCATATCTATTCTTCTTAGAGGATGCTTAACATTTAAACTATCTGCAATCATTTTAACCTACTCTACTATTATAATATATCTATCATTTATATTGTGTTCTTCACAATCAACGAAACAATTAGGGTTCGATGGAACTGGCATATCACTTATATCTCCTCTGTAGATATGATCTCGATATCCTATTAATTTTAACTGATTTTGATAAAATCCTTTTAATACCCTCGGGCTTCTGTCTATTTCCCAAAAAACATATCGATAGTAAATATATATTTTTTTATTTATATTTTTTGTATACCAACCTAGTATTTCATCTTTGAGATCCTTAAGATAAATAGTTATATCGATTTCCTCTGGATACGATGTTGTTATTTCGAGCTTTATTACGTAATACTCTTCGATAGTGTGGAAGAGTACTTCGTCTTCTGTGTGAAGTTCTATGTTCATCTTTTTTAACCTACTATAATGATATATCTATCGTTTATTAAATTTGTTTCCTCGGGTATTAAAACTTCACTTGGCGCGTAACTATTTGCTTCGATCTTTATTATTGGAATATCGAGTGAATCCCTAAGTTCTATATTTATACTAATCACTAATCATCTATATCCCATAAAATCAAAATATAATCCACCTAGTGGAATGTGATCTAACATATTATAAAAATCTCGATCACTATTACCTATTTCTACACTAAGGGTCCTATCTTTCTCGTAAACGAAATCATGTTCCATCATCGTTATTCTTTCTGGTTCTATATTCATTGATTTGGAAATTATATCTCTTCCTGTTATTGAAAGAATTTCTGGACCAAAGGAACCGTCTTCTAGTCTTTCATAAAAGGTCATTTTTTCATTATTAGGTTCGCGCTCTATCATTTTTATACTATTATAATGTATCTATTATTGATCGTATCTACTTCATCTAATGGTTTCATTTCTCTGATCAGTCCATTCAGATGCATACACAATTTTTCTAAATCTCTTTCTTCTAAATCTGCTACCATAACTTTTAGATCGTTAAGATTAGGTTTACCTGAACCGAGAGAGTTATTATCTATCTCTGTATGTATACCCCCGGCCTCATCGATTCAACATGAACCAGATGTTATGCTGTAACCATCAGTTATACAACTAGCCGTCATGAGAGAGTCCCTTTCTCTCTCAGTTATGTCAGCCATCTTATATCCTTTATTATAACTTTTTCCAAACAGGTTCAGAAAATGGTATTTTTAAAACTGTTAATAAACCTAATAGACTAGTTGAACCAGTAACAGCTAAAGGTTTACTGGTTTCTTTATCACATACAGTTATACACCATATTCCACTGAACTCCAGTTCGATCTTCCATCCATTTGCAGCACGGATCGTATTTACTTCTTTTTCAAATTCGGTTACATCCATTTTTTACTCCCCTTTTGGTTTGTGTCTATAGATTTTACCACCAACTATGTTTAAATTTTCATCTACTTTTATTGTGAAATTAGCGTATTCACCATATTGGAATATACTATCACATTCATCTTCCAATCCTAATTCACAGGCTAGTTCATGCCAACCATCAGAACATTTTACATTATCTAAGTCTATTTCTGCTATTTTCATTCTTTAACTCCTTTGATCTTTTTTTATTTCTTTAGCAATACTTCTCGTAAAATCATTCGTAAACAACATAAATCTTTCAATTCGCCCCTTTTCCTCATTATATCGCGTAGCATAAAACTCTGTGCCATTAATCGATATCCACGCTTCTTCTACACCATGATACAAACAAGCCTTATAAAATAATTCCTTATCAGGAAGATTTACTATAATAATATTACTATCTTGTTGTTTACCAACAAAGAAGCTAATAGTAAGTAATACTAATACAACTATTATCCACATTATTGATTTTTTCATGTTATTCAATCTCCTTGTTCATTATGCCATATTTTACTGTATTTTTCTCTCTTTATAAACATTAGTCAGAGTTCAACCATACTGTCTCCCACTAATGTATATGTTTTTTCGCTAAAATTATTGACACTCAAAGAATAATTAGGCTGCGTATCGGTTCTGTAATGAAAAGTTAGATCCTGTCGTTTCCAATTTACCATATTCTGTAATTGACTCTGGTTCGGTAAAAAAATAGGATTCTTTCTATCTTTTATATAATAAACACTATGTCAAAAGTATAGATAATCACCCATTATATCATTTTCATAATCACCTTCTTTTATTTCCGGTATCTTAAATTCTTCTTGTATTTCGTAGGCCTTTTGGCACATCTTAATATATTTTTCATTCATCTCTGTTTCTCCTTCTACAACCTATTATAATCGCTTTTCAATTTAAGTAAACTATTATTTATACGATCATAATCAATCGATTATTTATAATATGAACATGTTTATTTTTGTCTTTTATGGATTCACTATAATTTTGAAAAGCTATTGTACATTTGGCTGCAGTTTGATTCATATATTTAAATGCATCTACCATATCATTTGACCGTTGTTGTCCTTCGTGTAGAGTAGGTACACACATATATTCTTGTTCTCATTGTTTGGTGTTTTCTCTTATATATTCCACTAGACTAGGTCCGTCTATAGTTTTTGGATCAGTATGTGTATAATTTGTCGAAGGCCATTCTCGCTTTTTCATATTATTCTACAACCTTTTTATAGTACTAGACACTAATCTTATAAGAGATTTTTCGTATTTTATATTAACTTTACCCGCGTAATATTTAATATATCTCATTTTTTCTGCTGTTGGCGGAATGCCCAACATAATTTTTAAAATATCCTTAGCTAACCAATAACCGAATTCAATATTTGTAGTGAAAGCAGGCATAGTTCCTATCTTCCTCGGTATCCAGAACATAACAAGATCTGATTTATTCATCCCTTCTTCTTCCCATTCTATTTGATCACTATATTCAAAATTGTCGGCAAAACCACCCTTCATCTCTGGTATTAACAAAGTGCCATCAAATTTGAAAGTTCTAAATAATTTGATGGCTTCTGGTCTCCAACTTTCAACATGTTTACCTCTAGGCGTAGGACCTGCTAAGAATACACTTTTACCCTCGATACTAATATCTTCTTGGGCGTATATAACCTTCATATTTTATCCTTTGTATTTTCTCTTAAAAAACTCTTGTATTTTCTTCAAGGTGCTCAAATTCTACTAATTTCCACTTTGACTTATATTTAATTCCAATTCGTTTACAAAGACAAACTTTAACAGTTTCGAGAATACTTATCACTTTACCATATTCACATACTGGGAAAATTACAGAATTCAAAGGATCTATAGCTTCAATAGCTTTTATAGCTTCATTAAGTTTATCTAATTCTGGTAATAACCATTTTTTTTATTTTCATTTTTAGCTCCTGTTAATTCAAAATAACCATAATTATCTAAGTTCTCGATCCTGTCCATTATACATCTTCCACAGAGTAGTCCTGCACCTCTTGACTTACCATTAGGTTTTATTCTTTCTCATATGTCATTAGCTACAATAATATCTACCTTATATTGATTCCCGCAACTTTGGCATTTGCAACTCATCTCTTCACCTATTTTTATATTTCACATGAATCCCCATCACAAGTAATATTTACGGTATACTTACCGGCGGTATTAAGTAATTCAGCAAAATCTAATTCTTTCCAATCGACTATAGAAAGAGGTTCGTTCTCACGGGAACCCGCTTGATAAATAGTAACACCCTTTAGATGATCTGTAAAATCTAATAAAACTTCACTCAAATCATCTGACTTATAATCTTTTGGTAAATTTATTGTTTTTGACAGAGAGCTATCTACAAGTTGCTGAATTGTAGACTGTACTGCCAAATGTTGTTCTGGCGTAACATCGTAGGCTCCAACAAAAATATCTAAATTTCTTTCTAAATTTACATACTCTGCGAACAATGTATCCATCACTAGTTCTTCGTGTATTGTATCATTAACTTTATACTTTCTTTTATAAACAGGAGCAAAAATAGGTTCGATACCGGAAGAAACGCCCGCGATCATAGATCCTGTTCCAGTTGGAGCCCCAGTTAAGCATGAAACGTTACGGATCCCGTATTTTCTTATCTTCCTAAGCAATCTAATTGGTAAATTCTTAACAAAATTATTATCCAGATATTCGTCGGCGTCGAATTTTGGAAATGGTCCTTTCTCTTTGGCTAATTCTATTGACGCTTCATATGCTTCATTTCTAATTGTAGTATATAACCTTTCTATGAATTCTAGAGATTTCTTACTACCATATTTCAACCCCATTTTAATTAATAGATAATGTAATCCAAGTGTACCCATTCCTATTTGTCTACCAGCTTGTGCTACTTCTTTACATTCTGGTATAGGATACCTATTGATACTTAATACGTTATCTAGGAATCTAATGGCAATTTTAACTGTCTTTGCGAGTTTAACTCAGTCTACATCTTTTTTACTGTAGTTATACATATTGGACAAATTTATGGATCCTAAACAGCAACTCCCAAAGTGGGGGAGGGGGAGTTCACCACAATTCGATACTAGTATCCCGTTGGCGTAAAAGTTATGATTCTTTTCTACTGTTATATCATATACGTCTTCATTCGGTATAACTTCTATCCTTTTAATTTTAGTCTTTGTGATTTTCATAATTTTAATTCCTTCTTATAGTTTTTGCAATAGTCATCTACACAATCTATCAATATAATCGGTATGCTATATTCTTTTTTAAATAATTCATACTTATACAATCTATTTTTATAGTACCCCTTTATTTCAACGATATATTGTAATTCGTCCTTGTTGTCAAAGATAAAAAAATCCGGTCTATATCTTTCGTTGTTACTAAGCTTAAATACTGTAGTCTCGATGCTCCATTTTACATTATGCCTATCTAGTCATTTCGCGTAAATATATTCTCAAGTTGATCTAAGTCAGACCGTCGTACCATCTCTCTTTTTATAATAACCTTGAATTCCACGACTATTTTTTATTGGTTTCTTGTTCTGATTAGTCCAATCATATCACGGGTTCTTATCTCCTGTAACTCTGGCCGATCTGAAACGAACCATACGTGCCGTGATAACGTCCCGACCTGTTCTTATTGGCCTAGGCATATAATTAATCAATCCTCTCCTCATTTCAGAATAAGAATACCCGAATCCTCTAGCTACAGCTTTTATTCCATATTCCTCATCAAAGTATAAATGCTCTAAATATTCTATTAGTTCTGATGGTGCTCCGATCCTATTTGTTTTTTTAGAACCATTGATTCTTCTAGTTTCGTCAAGCATATCAATATACTTCTGTGGCACTTCTATCTTCTCCATTCTTATATTCCAAGGGTTGTTTTTCATATTAATATCTCCTTATAATTTATATTAATACTTATGACCCTTGTAACATTTTATACAAACTATTCTTCTATTATTGTAATTATTTCATCCTTCTCGGCCAACTCTACTGCTGATACGTAGCCTCTATTACTAGTTCGTACCTTATGATCTGGGGTTAACTTCAATATCTTCCCGTCTTCTAATTCTACTCTTATTACATTAGCATTATCTCTGGTTTTATTACCAGCTATAATACTTTGCGTTTCATTCTTTTCTGTACTGGTGTTATATGATAAGACTTCAATACCTTCGCCACTTTTGAATCTATCAATACAGTCCTTGATTGATATTAGCCCTTTATCTGTATTGACTATTGCATCGGCCGTTAAGCAGGGGTTTGTGGATGAAAAAGTTTGGAAATATTGATTATTGAAATATTTTTTTATATTATCAACAAACAGAAATCCGGGTTCTCCAGATGTTAAATTTCTATCGACTATTGTATTTCATAGATCTCTCGCCATTAGTGTGTGTTCATCAATAAATTCGAAGTAATCGTCGTAGCGACTCTTATAAAAAGCTATTCCAATTTTTTCGGCCAACTCCATGGATATGGATGGTATTATTACTTCATCTGTTTTATGTCTCTTATCGGGGTTACATCGTCTAAATTTTCATAATTTATATATTTTATTATTAAAAGTAAAATGTCATTGTTTATTTTTTTTGACTGCTTTAAGGAATTCTTCTGTGATACCTACCGAAATATTATGATTTGTTAACTGTGTTTTATCTAATTTAATATCAATAAATTCTAATGTATCTGGATGAGAAATATCTAATAAACTCAACAAGGCTGCTCTCCTCCCGCCCCCGGATCTAACTTGCTCACCAATTGCATCTATCATTTCTATTTCGGATATTACACCTGGGGCACTAGACGCCATATTTCCAATAGGATCTCCTTTCGGTCTTATGTTAGATACGGAGAGACCTATTCCCCCACCACTTGTGCTAATAAGGTAACTGTTAGAAAGTACTTCTGCTATTGAATGTCTATTATCTTCGAATTCTAATGAAAAACAATTCATCAATCCTGTTCCTGGCCTACCTGCTCCGTATGATATTCTCCCACCCGGTATAAAATCACCAGAATCCATAGCATTATAAAATATTTTTTTATATTTAGGTATCTCACCATTTATTTCTACTGACGATACATTGTTTGATACCCTATCAGATATGTTGCTTCAACTTATTTCACCTGGGTATGCATATCTTTGTAGTGTAATTGTTTTACTGAATTCTGTTTGTTTCACGCTTTATTCTCCAGTGTTTTTTCTAGTTTGGTCATTGATATATTTTATTTCGTTTCTAATTTCTTTTTTAACATCGTCTACATGGCCTTCGGGCTTCTCTAGATCCGGTCGGTATAATTTCAGTGCTTTAGATCTAGCTGCCTCTAAATTACCACCCCTCTTAACTATCGCTATATCTTTACCATTTCAACAATACCAATTTCTACTATGTTTATTATATCCTATCATTGCTTTGTTTTCTTCATCTAACAATTTATAAAACTCAGTAATACCAAGATCCAGTAATTTATATGTATTAAACGGGCATCCTATATAACTTGCGTCTTGTTTAGATAAACATCTAACCAGTAGAGTTTCCTTGTTGTATAGATCTTCTAAAGTTCCATCACTTACATATTTAGCATTTACCTGTTTACATATATGTATATCTACATATTTCCTTAATCTAAATATCGCTTTAGGTCTGTAATATTGTGTGTTTTTTTTAAACTTAGCAACAACATATATTTTCCGAAACGCTTTCCTGATAACAGTATAGAAATGAGTCTTTGAAACTCAAGAATAAGGTTTACTCTTAAATTTCTTTAGTATCAGTCTTCCTCTATATATGTTTTTCATTATTCCCCTAAAATAGCTATTACCGAATTTAATTCAATTACATAGTCTTTATGATTATCTAACTTCAAATTTAACTCGTCTATAAATTCTTCCTTTGTTAAAACATCATAGCCACTTAATAGTGTTTCAACAGTATAATATTCATCAATCTCATAGATGGATTCCACATGACCGTCGTATATTATTTTACGTGCATCATCTTCGAACATTTCGATAGAGTCATCAAGTCTATCTTTTACGTAAATTGGTAACTCTAATCCTTCTGTTTCTAATTTTTCCTCTAGTATTCCTCATATTTTTTCATAGGTAGTCCCATTTGTTGCTGTATATTTATTATATATTTTTATGTATTCTTCTATTTTCATTATTAGATTTTTCCTTTTTATCTATTAGAATCTTACCAAATTCCGTCAATGTAATTAATTTCGCCCCCGCTTTTATTGCCTGGCGATATTTAGAATTCATGACGTCGAAGTGCTCATCATATTTTCCCCTCTTTTGGATTCATTCTATTTTCAGTCCAATCTTCTTTGCAAAATTAATAAGTTCTTCTGAAGAATTATCAGAGATCATATGTGAGGATCTACCAAAACTACATTTTTTAGGTTTATCAATATATATCATTTACTTTAACTCCTTTATTCAATCTTCATAAGAAATTGCAGTCTTCATTTTATCGAGATTAAAGTGCCAACAGTCTTTTCCATTTTTTGTTTTATCTAATCCTTGATTCTTTTCTACTGCAATCATATAAGCTTTAACACTCCTATTCTGGAGTAACTTTGCCTCTTTCAAAGATAATCCATTTGTGAATAAATAATAATCACCTTCAAAGTTATCTTTAGAATATTTCGTCACTGTGCCTATCAATTTACCTTCGATAATATGGCCTCGCTTTACGTCGATCTTTATAGTTCTATCTGGTGATTCAATATGTATATCACCATATTTTAAATCAAATATGTTATCCCAATTAGACAGGTCTGATGTTGGTATAGCTTTTATCCCTCTGTTCTTGAGATCCATTAATACTACCTTCTCTGCTTCTCTACCATATTCCAATCTACCTTCGAAAGTCGATAGGTCATGATATTTTTTCTCTGGCTTTTCTGGCTCTTTAACAGTATTATTTGCTAAGACATTTTTAGGTTTGAGTAATTTTGATACACCAGAAGAAGAATTAACAATAGCTCGATCAGTCTGAATATTAGTCTTTGTTTCGGTTTCTTTATATGGTATCATGGTTCCGTTATCTATCCAAGACCTTAATGTTATATCTCATATCAACATTCTGGTATTACCGAATCTAACCGTTCTACTTATACCGTTATAGTTATCAATAAAGCTATCTATTAATTTTAATTTTAGATTGGAGAAGGGTTTTTTAGTCATAATGAACTCTTGATTATTCTCAAATGTAAGGTTGGCTTTATCCTCTACTAATACTTCTACTGATTCTTTATGGATATCTAGAGATTTCGTTTTCATCTCATCACCAATAGACATTCAAATTTCTTTTAATTTTTCTACGTAGTCTTTTCCTAATAAATTAAGGCTAGATATGTTAGTAATATTTTTATGACCCCCACTGTTCGTTCTAATTACATCTCATAATGGTATTTTGATTCCATTCAATTCTTGCTGTTCACCTTCAGTCAATTTGTCTCAATGTTTTTCCATGATTTTCTTTATTTTAGCGATATATTTACTAGTGGTAGTACTATTCTTAGTTCTCTCTAGTTTGGCAACCATATTATATATTTCGAAATTTATAATGTCTTTATATTTTACATAAGCATCGTCGAATGTGAATCCTATTGAATCTGCAGCGGCTCCGGTTTTCTTATACAAGTCTAACTCATACATTAATTTCATATAGCCTAGTGATATTGGTTTATTTAATAAACTTCTATACTTATCCAATACTTCTCAAACTATCTGGCTTAGATCGTGAGGATTCTCTTCTTTTCTGAAAGGATTCTTAGATACTTGTATTAAACCTAGAGGTCAACAAACTATTCCATAGTGAGCCTCTGGAAAGTTTTTGAATATGGTGTATCTATCATATGAGCCTGGGTTGCCTACATACCCTGCTAATCCATATATCATTACATTATATCCATGCATAAAGGTATTATCACTATTCTTTTGATCAGTAGCATAAGTATCTCCATTTTTAGTAATGGTTCCTGGTGTAGCATATTGGTTTTCTTTAATGTATTCTAACATTACTGAGTACAGAGATAGTAGAGATGGACCACTTACCATAACAATATGATGCATAAATTCAGTCTTATTCTTAAATGATAATAGTATTTTATTTACCGCTAAAGCAAATTTCAAACGAGCCTTTTTGCTTTTAACCCCAGATGGTGCTTCGTAATCTGGTTTTATAACATCTTCTGCTGTTATATCACATTTTGCAAAATCTGCTGAGTCGATGATGTCTATAGCAAAACAATCTAATTTACTTAATATATTCTTAGGTGATATAACATTACTTAATTCTGATGCAGCTGAAGCTGACTTTACGAAGTGAGTACTAGTTTTCGACGTGAACCCACTTTGATGATCGTGATGATCGACTTGAATATGCATATATGGTTTACCATCATTGAAGTCTACTAAAACTTGTAAAGTATTCTTCATAGGTCTAGGTATCGAATATTGTCTCGGTCCATATTGTATCGGATGTACATCAACTGTTACAATTTCATGTGATTCCAGATACTCTTTCATTGCTATTGCGCTCATAACGCCGTCTAAGTCAATATGAAAATAAATTTCAGCCTCTTTATACTTCTTTGCTAACTTTTTAATATTCTTAATCTCAGCCATTATAACCTCCCAGCAGATAATAACATTTTTCAGATGAATGGATAAAATACACAATGAATATTCATTTCGCTATCAATAATAAAACTCTTTATAACTAGTCCTCGTTTATATTTTCTATAATCTAGTTTACTTATATTGATTGTTTTAAATTCTGTATGAGGTATTACTATTCTCAAAGTATGATAGTCGACTTCTGGTTCTTCTATAGTCAATGTTTCGTAATTTTTTTCTACTCCCATATTTGTATTATATTCAATATGTATCTTATCTCTTTCCATAAATCTTATAAAATTTAGAATTATTCTGTTAATTTTCAATATCTCGCGCTTATTAAATGATTTAAAATTACACCCTTCCGAATACTTTATCGACTCAATAATCGTTTTGTTTTTTATTGTTGGTATGTCTTTATTTAATCATTGGCATGTATCTCATCTTTCACTATATCATGAATTACTAATTACAGATTCTATATCATCTTCTATAACTATGATCTCTTCTTCGGTTACATCAGATACTAATTTATATATATCTGAGACCATTTTATCTTCAATTATAACACTTTCTTCTCCGACTTCGAGAATTTTTTCAAGTTCTATAGTTCTACCTGTTTGTATTACTTGTTCCTTCTTAGGTTCAATAATATTTTCACCGTATATATTTGTATATTTATTTTCCATAAACACTCCTATTCTTCTTAGATATCTATTCCTAGTTCGCTCAATTTATTTCTCAACAGTTTTTTAGTTGTAACTTCACCATTTTTTCTATCATTTTTTTTCTTTTTTCCTATTTCAGTGTTAGTATCATGCAATATAATATGTCCATTAGACATGTCGGCATCAGCAGGATATAATAGTCCATCAGGCCCGAATCTATTCTTAATAACAGACGCCATTCCAACCCCATTTACTTTGTCTTCCATTGTTCGCTGCCAACCTATTGTAAAATCGCCTTTTGCCATTTTTTTATAACTATCGCTAACATGTCTACCGGCTGCATACTCTTGAGTTTCTAATTCCCGATTCCCTTGAGTCCCGGTTCAACCAGGAATCTCAAGTGTTCCTAGCATACCTCTCAGTTCGCTGAATATATTTCCACCTATTTCGTATGCACTATCATTGTATCTTCCAGTTTTTAAAGGTAGCATCTCATCGGCATAGTCTATTATCATCAAGTCCGGTTTAAAGCCTATACCTTCTAATTGTTTAACATGACTATAAAGTGTGTCAGCGGTGGCGGCACCCGGTGGGTAGAATTTTATAATTAACTTACCTATGTCTAGTCCGTCTAGTGTCTTCTTAACTTCCTCTTTATGGAATTTTAAATCCTGTGAGTTATAACCTGTTAAATAGGCGTCATATCGTAATCCTGTATAAGATCTGTTTAATTCTAATGTATAATGTACTACATTCTTACCCAATTTTAAAGCATGTGCTCCTATAGCAACTAATCACCATGATTTTCCTGTTCCGAACCCACCAAGTATAGTACCGAGTTCGCCTGCTCCAAGACCACCTTGTGTTAATTCATTAAATTGGTCTCAAGGGGTCAATATACACTTTCTAATTGTTTCATCGTATCGTTCTTCGAAATTGTTGTTGTAGTCTAAACCATAGTCAACATCTAAACCAGAATTGAGTGCTTCATTTAACTCAGATCTTATATTTTCATATTTTCCAACTTTCAGTAGATCTACAGATGTCATCAATGCACTTTTTACCTTTTGGTTCTTGCAAAATGTAAGCGCCTCTTCTTTTATGTATTCATCATCTGATTCGTCCATATTAGAATATATCTTTTTGAAAGATTCAACTATAGACGATTTCAGAGTATCGGACAACTTTGACTTCTTCAATTCTAATATTAATACATCCGCAGTCGGCACACTCAGTTTTTTTCTGTGATAGTCGAGAATTGTTTTTACTACGAATTGGTTTGATTCAGAGTCGAAAAATTCTCACTTCAATATATCCGAAAGTTGCGTAGTGAACTTAGAATATTTTAATAGCTGAGCTATCAGTTTTATCTGAAAATTAATACCGAATCGTTTAAAGGTGTCTGCCATTTATATAACTCCAAACACAAAGCAGTTCATAATTACTTAAAATAAGAAAAAGGAGGTAAACTTAAAATAAGATCATGAACTGCTTAAGTTTATTTTTGTTTATTTGCTAATACGTCTAGAAAAGAATAAGTCCTCATCAAATCATCCAAGTTTCTTATTCCATTATCTATCCCGTATTTAATAAAATCTACTTTGAAATCTAGTTCGTTCAGTCGGTCTGGTCTTCTATCTACCAGTGCTCTAGTGTTCGTGATAGCTGTACCGGACAACAAAGGATCCCTAAGATCCATTATTTTATAGTTTCTATCTAATAGATCCCTACTATTATTAAATTCATCTGCTAGCTTCCCTTTTCTTTCTGTGATTCACTCGAATAGTATATCTATATTATATACTTCTTGGTTTACTAGCTTAGGGAAGTATTTGATTACGGTCTTATTACCGAATCTATTGACTCCAGGTATATTATCAGAACTATCACCGGATATAATCTTCTGTAAGATAAAATTGTTAGGGTGTACGCCAAATTCATCAATAACCCTTTCTTTATCATATGTTTTCTTTTTCATTGGGCTCCAGACTCTTACTCGATCATCCACTAATTGCATGAAGTCCTGGTCTGTTGACATTATTGTTATCTTCGAATTCTTTTTATATTTTGCAATTTCAGCTATTACATCATCGGCCTCAACATTAGGAATACTTATTGTTGTCATTGGTAAATACCCCAAGAACTGTTTCACAACAGAGAATTGCCATTCCGAATTATCCGAAGAATCAACGTCGTTTCGCCTATTGTATTTTGTACTAGTTGCCCGCTTCATCTTATAGTCTGGAAATATTTTTCTTTTCTTCTGACTACCACCTGGTCCGTCGAAGACGACTATACATCTAGTCGACCTAAACCTCTTTAATGCGTGGCCAACAGATTGAAAAAAACCACTTATCCCACCTATGTGTATACCGTTGAAGTTACAGGTATTACTACCACAATAACACCGAATGAATGTATTAGTACCGTCTACGATCATGATATGATCGTTGTGGAACCGTTCAACGGGTGGTGTATCTAGTATATCTTTTAGTGTTGAATATATATTTTTATCTATAGACATTATGACTATTCCTCAAAATAAGTAAACATTTTAAATAGAATTATTTTCCTGGATTGTCTGTATCGTCTTTGGCGTCTTTGACAATTTCAACTTCATCGATATTTAAGTTTTTAGCTTTTATATACTTAGTGATTACATGCTCACATATTTCATTATATAAGAAATCTTTTAGTCCGGGTGTTCCTTCAACTACCGAACTAAATGTCGCTTTTGTGAACGTAATTTTATCATTATTAAAGAGTATGGACCTACCTGTTACTAATCCTAGGTCTTTTATAGTATCCAACCACCCTTGAACATTATTTATACCAGAATTAAAATACAATTGAAACTCTGCAGTTTTGTGAGGGGGTGCTACTCTATTCTTAGTAATTTTCGCTTTGATGGTCTGTCCTATTATGTCATCAGTACCTGTTCTCTTAATCTTCGTGGACGGCGAGAATCTGATTCTGACGCTAGAATGGAACCCTAGAGCCATACCGCCTGATGTGGTATATTTTTCACCATAACTTGCATTCATATTCATCCTGAGTTGTGATGTAAATATTGTACAAATTTTTTGTTTAGCTATCAGAGAGGTTAACTTCCTCATAGCTTTACTCATTATTCTGGCTTTATGTGTGGCATATCCATCAGTACTGAAATCCGTTTCCGCTTCAGCTCTACTTTTTACTCCAGAGACTGAATCAATTAATATCACAACTGGTACTTCCTTATCTTCGTTTCTTATTTTAATGATAATACCTTCGAGTATTTCAAAAACAGATTCAATTGTATCACACAAAACATAAACTAGATTGCTGAGATCCACACCGATAACTTCCAAGAATTCTCTACTCACTGCAGCTTCGGTGTCTATATATACTGCTAACCCGCCCATCTTCTGTACACTAGCTAGAGCGTGACTACCTATCAAACTCTTGCCGGACCCCGATAATCCACTCAGTTCGGTAATCTTTCCGAGTGGGAATCCACCGTTTCTTCTGTTTGAGATCTTCAAATCTAACATATCCGAACCTGATGAAACTCAACCAGTTATATCTGTAGGGGTCAGAGATGTTTCAAATATATATGTTCCACTTTCGCCAGAACTCTTACTTATTTTTTCTAAAGATTCGGCTAACCCATGAACTAAGCCCTTTATATCCTTCTTTTCACTCATAAATACTCCTTTATCGTATTAAAAACAGAGCACACTACTAAGTGTACTCTGTCATATATGTTCGTCTAGCTTTTACTCTTTATTTCGTTTAACACATCGTCAAACTGATCTATAACACTATCTACTTTAGGATCACCTTTGGTTTCAGATATTTTCTCACTCTCGCTGATAGTGGTTTCTGTACTCTCTATATTGTCGTCAACCTCAGCTTCTGGGTCGAGATATCTTCTAAGGGCTTCTCTCAGATCTTCATACGTAGGTTCTGGGTATAGTTCGTTTGGATCTGGTTGGACTGTTAGTATATCTTTGAGTAGTTTTTTATCAGACGAGATGGGTGATACTTTCGGAAGTACCCTAATAGTAGTTTTACCGTAATCGTTTCCAGCTTCTTCCTTAGTTTTTCTTTCAACTTTGATATCACGGCCTTGTATTGGGTGTGTAATATCATCATAGTCACCACTTTTTATCACATTTAGTATTTCGGCGAATATTTCCTTACCGAAACCCCACCATTTAACCCCTTGTTCTTCTGAGCCTCTAATAATTACTGGAGCGTAGACTCTCAATTTGGGTTCTAACTTTTTAGCTAATTTCCAATCATCTTTTGATCCACCTTCACGAGCCTTTTCGAATAATTTCTTCGAAGCTTCGTCGATTGGGTCGGGTCTTCCATGGGTCACTGGCGACAGCATAGCGGTCTTGCCAATGTTCCAGTGAAAATACATTCTTACGAAGGGGTTTTTGCGGTTTTGTACATAAGGTACGATTCTGATAACCGAAGTACCGGTTGGCGGTGCTCAACGGTTCTTTGAGCTTGATTTGTTTTCTTTCTTTAGATCATCAATCATGGTTGTAATTTCATCCATGTCGATCCAAAAGTCATTTTCTCGTTTTTCCATAGTCTTTTTCTCCTGTTCTTTTTTCTTTTTTTGTTACTCTATAGTCCTTCAACTACGCTAAAATATCTTAGCTATCGTGTATATATATGAAACACTTTCCGGGATCAAAATTTATTTTTGATCCGCTTGATTTATTTTCTCTTTTAAAATAATTTTCTTTTTATATTAGCAATATGACATTCACATAAAGGTCTTAGATCTAGTAGTATATCTTCTATCTCCGAACCTTCTACTAGAGACTCTAACTCTCTTGTCTTCTTCGGGTACCAATTAGATTCTCACATTTCGAAGGCAGCCTTGTCTATTATATCAATTGGCTCGACGTATTCTTCTAATGTTTTATCCCAGTATAACTTTTCGTCCTCTTCTACATCGACGTTTTCGTTCATGTATTTCGTTACTGCTTCATTAAGCATTTCTTTCAATAAAAGGTCTACCCTAGTTTTATTCTCTTTTGGTACAATGGTACCTGTTTTATATCAATCATATATAGAGTCGTAGAGATTAAAATTTTTCATTATTCGCCCTCCTCTGTGTCATCGTGGGTAGCACCTCTACCTCTAGGCTTACCTTTAGTATTCAGAATGGTATCTAATTTATCGGCGATTGCTGAGGCTCTAGAGGATACTGATGATAATACAGGTATCAGTTCTACGAGTACATCGTTGTAAAATTTAACGGCTTCACCTATTGATTCACCGCCTGAATAATTTTCTAGTTTGTCGAATAGGCTGACCAACTGGGCTGTCTGCTGTCTATATTCCTTTAGGTATTCCATAATTGTATTATCGGCCTTATCTATTTTCCTGATCTCGTCGATCCTATTTACGTTCAACTTAATTTCTTTAGATTCACTGATGCTCTTGAAGTACTCCAACACGCCTTCTGATGTTTTTTTTATAGATTCGGCGTAATTTGAAATAGCATTTAATGAGTCTATGTATTCTTGTATTTGTAGATCGTACTTATCGAATCCGTCGAGCGTAGCTTGTAAAGTCGTCGATTCTTCTTCGAATAATTCTAGATATCCCTCTAATTTAGTTTGAAATATCAATATTTTGTTGCTCACATCTTTCTTTTCGATCTCTTTAAGCAACTTTTCTTTTAATATAAGTTCATCCATTATTGATCTCCTAATATATTTTCTACTATATCACTAAACTTTATCGGTTTAGATATTTTTCTCTTTAGCATGAGGTCTCTGTAATATTCTCTACCCATCTTGTCTGGTCTCGATTCTGTGTTATTACCATCGCAATAATATGACATACCGTCAATGTTGGATTGTTTCTGTAACTCTTTGACTTTACTTAGATGCCTAATATCGTTTACAGCTATATCGACATGATGTCTCTTAGTCTCTAGTATCATTATTCTTCCTCATTGCTCTCGGCTTCCGGCGGTACTTCTAATTCTTCGTCGGTCTCTATTTCTTCGGCCGCTTTAGATAGATCACCCTCATACCATTTTTTCACTAAATCATTCCATTGTAATTCTATCATTTCCATTAGTTCAATAAAAGTCGTTTGATAATCTGCTGGCAGACTGCTTACATCCATATCTACTATCAGTTTAGTTGTTATTTTTATTTCACTATTATTTTCATTGTTCTCAAACTTTATACTAGATTTTCCACTCTCTGATACATATTCTTGAACACTTTCATTTAATACTTCTTCAGTTATGAGTGATAAAATTGATGGTTTGTATATTTTTGTCATCATTTAATCTCCAATTATTACTGGTTCATTAGTATTATGAACTACTAGTAGATCGGTGCTTATCGTCAATAGCTCGTCGTTTCTAAGTAGTAATAATACATTTTTAAAATCTTTTCAATTTACTCTATAAGCTATGTCGTAGCTTCCGTTCAACCTCAATACTAATTTATTAAGGCTATTTATAGTGTATAGCGTATTGGTCTCTTTCTTTCTGTGTAGTAATATTGTTTTAGGTAGCTTAGTTATCTGGCTACCACCCAACACATTATATATACAGAATAATCTATCTACATCGTCGGTGTCGTATAAGATAATTATCTTATTATTTACAACCTCGTAAGTATCATTTATAGACTTAACCGTTTCCTGTATGGCAACTTTTGTCGTAAACGTACACAACAATATTTTTTTCTTAGTGTGCTCCATTATTATTTCCTTATGCTCATTCCTATATATATAATTATCAGAAAATTTAAGTTTTTATCGAAAAATTTTTCATGTCCTTGTAATTTATACCGGCCCTGAATCTAACATGATAATCGTCATTACTGGTTATAATGTCTGTCATTCCTATCAGTATTTCTTTTCCTTCGTCTAGACAGTAATCTATCAAAAAAGAATCATATGTGTACAATACTACTTTAGTTTTCTTGTCACTCAGATAATTATTAATTTTTTTCAGAATCGTTACGTTTCTCTTAGTCTCTACATTCTGTATCAAATAGTTAAATAGCTTATATTTATTTTTAATATCCCGGACCACCCTATCTGTTGTTGGCAAAAAGTCATTAACATTGTTTATATATTTTGTTCATAACAGTTCTATCGTTGGCTGTAAGAGTTGATAGAAATCGATGTGTTTATATTCCTTAGACACTCCACCGTATAACAGTTTGAATGATATCACTTTACTATCGTTTATTTCTTTTTCCGTTACGTTCGACTTGTTAAGATATTTCTGTGCCATGTATTTATGAAAATTCATAGACTTCGGGTGCTTAAAATTTATCAAAGTAGCTATTAGCTTTAAATGATAAGCAACATAATCATACTCTAATAATATCCCACGATCTGCAAACCGGCTAGTTATTAGTTTCCTAGTATTGTCACTTTTATTTAAAGCGGCGAAATTTATTTTATTGTATGTATTAGACGGCCTACCGGTTGTAGTATTGAACAAGTACGAAGAATATAATTTGTCATCTTTAGGGGCGCTCTTGATCTTAGACCCGAGGGATGATAATAGTCTCGACGGGCCTATATGTATACCGGCTCCTTCTATAGTTTTAAATTCTGGTATTGCTAGATTGTTAAAGAATTTAAATTCAGTGGATGGTTTAAATGTATCTATTAAATTCAATAATTTATTAGCTGTTTTAGAGCAAGTATCATAGTGAGTGTAGATTGGTATTAATCCGTTAATGTTTTTGAACCTCTTATACTTATTACTGAAGAATTGTTTAACGTCAGAATTGTTTATGTTTATTCTTAGGTTCCTGTTGTATTTCAAGTAATAATATAATTTTAGATCGACTACATTCTTTAGATTATTACTTGTATATAAAAATGTTTTTTTATCGGTTACAAACTTATTACCTGTAAAAGGTGGTATAATTATGTCGTCTATATCAGAAATAGATTCACTATGGTGTTTCGTGACAATTAATCATTCTTTTTTATCTGACATTCTACAGATGTAGATAATTATAGTTCTTTGTCTTTTCGGGTGTTCAAAATTGTTTTCAAATATTGGTATTAAAATCGCATCGGACCCTACGTCGAGATTGTCTAACTCTTCTTTATAACTAATAATTTTCATTATGTATTATTATATCTCCATAACCTATTTAATTATAACTATGCTTATTTACCCGTGGTGTTAGTTTTTATTCAATTCTAGCTGGTTTTTTAATCTTTGATCTAATGTTGGTAATATATTTAGATTGTCCGATATAGCACGAGAATTAGAATCAACCACCTCTTGGTCTGGCCCGATAATGTATCATTTCAGCTTAACGAATTTATATAGCTCACATGTATTATAGTCCTTACCTTCTACTTCAACAATTGGATTGGTAACACTATTTGCTTTTTGAGCGAAGAACCTATATATTCATCTATTCTCTATGTCTTTATCAGTTATCATAGGATAATACGATACGGGATACCAAGTCGCTTTATTATAGTAGTCTGGATTTATCTCAGGGTATATACCCAAATCTAAGTCACTTTCAATTTCTACTCTTGTTAGTTCTTTAGAAATTCCAAAAATAAAACTACTACCTGTGTATGCTTTATCAGTTCCAGAAACTATAAAATACGGACCTCTGTAAGGAACATCACCTAATAGATATTCTTTACCATTAGTATAATTTGCCATTTATCTTATCTCTCATTCTTTACTCTATAGTTATAGAATGCTTTATGTAATGCCATATATTCCTCTTTAGATATTAATTTCTTTTTATATGCATCGTCAACATCTTCAGACGCAACACCCACAGCTGTTGTTTCTTTAGTGACTGTAGTTATAACATCTTTACTATTCATTCCTATTCTTAATTGACCTATAATCTTAGTTTCTCATGTGTTCTCATCTATATTATCATTAATATATGTTGTTTGGAATAAAGAATTCCCTCTATATCTATTTGGTATATAGTCAATAGTAAATGAATTTCCATATTTTATTCCTGATACGCCATCTATTGTGACTTCTAGATTTATATTTATCATTCTGTTATTGATTAGTTGATTATTTTTAGGATTTTCACCCTGATTATCTAATAAATCATTTCTGAGAACATTCCAATACTGAGTACTTATATTGTGATTTACACCTAATATAGTTTTGTTTATAATCTTATCTCTCTCGGCTCTACCATCTTCTTGGGTTTCTTTAATTTTTGTATCTTCAACATAATCTTCGGGTTCAGTTTCTTCTTCTGGCGGAAGTTTATTTTTTAAATATTTCAAATAAGTATCTGATACGCCTCCAAACATTCTTCCGAGAGCACTTCCGTTTACATCTGGCGATAAACCATTTATAGCATATAATGCAGCAGTTTTTATTCGTTCTGGTAAAGCAGAACCCATAGATATTCCTTTAACAATTGATCCTTTTTCTAAAACTTTAAATTCATAGGGTTTCATTGGTTCCTCGGCCCCAACCAAATAGTTAACATCGTTCAATGAACTATCATAATCTATAATTTTTGAGGTACCTGTTTCACCGTCTGCTATTATTTTTAAATTTCAATAGTCTAGCGAATACTCATTTAATTTATCCACAATCTCTTGCATAATACCTAATATTGTATCTTTTCGTAAAGCTGATTTAACCACATCTTTATGTACTAGAATATTTCTAACATATCCTAAACCAATATTTCCGCCTATATTAAATGTATCTGTTTTATCGACAGTAGGATCAGAAGGTTTCGGTACTCTTAACGTAATAGAGGCCCCACGCGAATTATAAGATCATCTAATACCCCTAGGAATAACGAAAATATCCGAATCCATCGATAAGAGTTTTTCATGATCTCCACAATACTCCGAAATGGTTCCTACACCTTTAATATTTTGGATACTTTGAAATTTTCCTATTCCTCCGTCTCTTGTAAAAGGTGAAATTACTCTATCCTCTATGAATCCTATCGACATTCATTTTTTAAATAGAACAAATGGTTTTATTTCTTTTGTTTTCAAAAATTCTTCAAATCTATCGGTAAAACTTTCTAGTGTTATATGTTCTACTTTACCTTTATCAAAATTGATGTAACTTTTCAAAGTTTTTGCCGATAAGAATAGTCCTTCAAACCCCCTCGCTGTCAATTCTACCGTACAGTTAAATATTCCATTTTCGCCTAAGGTTCATTCAAAATTAGTTATTATTCCAACTAGAACATCCATAGAATAATTAGACTTTTTAATTTTTTCACGAATCTTTTCTGATTCAAATGGGGTGTTTTCATTTGTTACGTTATCTATTTTGTATTCCGACCCCTCTGATCCTAATCCAGCTCACCCTCATTGTAAAACACAAGAACCTCCAGGTGTCATATACAATATTTCTAATTGTTCTAATTGTTCTAATGTATAACAAGTAAACGAAACTGTTGCTTTTCTCAAAGAACCAAGCTTTCCTATTGTTTTTATTTGTGCAGATTGTATAGTTGGTTGTGGTCTATGAGGTATTTTCTTTATACTTTCTTCTAGAGAAGTATACATTTCATCGAAACCTGCTCTATTTTTTTGATTTTCATCTAATGTTGATGCCACTAAAATATTTTCTTTAGCTAGAGTTCTATCATTATACATACTTTTAGGTCATTGTTTATTACCAAATTCTGTAAATAACATTTCCCGTTTAATAGTTTCAATATTAGAAAATAATTTTATTCAGGGTGTTTTTCGTTGTCAATCTATGAAAGGTCTACCATCTGTGGCGTTTTCATAGTTTTGAAATTTGACACGTTGATCAAGTTCTTTTTTTACTGCTTCGTCTATTGGGGCCAAAAATATAGCCATTATGACTCGTCCTCTAACTTCGATATAAATAAATTCGGGTCGATTGGTATTCTCAATCTAATTGGTTCGTCAATATATAATGAGTCTCCGTCTAGATTATTCGCTCTAGCTATAATTACTCATTTTGTAACATCTCTATAATATATTTCTGCCAAACTGTCCAATCTCGTTCACTTTGGGGCTATAATGTAGATATCTGAATCGTTCTCTTCTACAATTGGATATAATGTTATATTATATTTATCTTTACCAACTAATCCGGTATATTTATATCTGTTCATTTATTATTTTCCTCGCGATATTACTCAATATTATTTTATTTTCAAAAATATAATGTAAATCTATGTTATGGTTCAGATCTAAAGCTTCCATCAATATAACTATTTCTTCCAGACATTCATGTAGTCCACCGCCAATTATTGTAGCATTATTATATGATTTTAAAATATTATAGTCAAAAGCTGGTAGATACATGGCAAAACTGTCAGAAAGTAAATTATTTTTGAAATCTTCATCTATGTCAAGTTCTTTAATTTTTTCTATTTGAGCGTCTCTAATATCTCCATAATTATTATTCATCATAAATTTTATAACTTTGACCATATCTTCTTGATCATATAAACTCATAGCTTCTCTGAAATAACCATATTCTTTTTCTAGGAATTCCATATCATATAGTCCTGTTTCTTCGTACAATCAATTAACAATTTCGTCTTTAATTGTACCATCTGTTGAATCGTAGATATATAAAATATCACCATTGAAAGACATTAGAGATGCTACAAATTCTGATATGTCAAAATTTATGTGAGATTCATATTCTCTCTGTACATCTACAACTATTAATTTATTTCCTTTTAGATTATACATCTTCTTAAATTTTATTTAAACCTATCCTTTATATTTATTTTTATTATACCAACCTTCAGCAGGTGCTCAACTTTCAGGCAATCCATATAAGTGTAATGATTCTGCCCCAGGTATTCTGTCTCCAATAACAGTAAAACTTAAAGTTACATTAATACCAAAAGGTAATTGAATATCATCATTTTCGGTAACACCTAATATTTCTCATGGAATATTATCATCATAGTCTATATTTATATTGTTAAAGAACCCCGGTGTTTCATATAAAATACTACCTAAGGTTAACTCAACAAAAGGTCCAATCATTCTACCATCACTAGTATAATGTGGATAATTCAAACCCATTAAATGATTAATTTTAACCCATAATGGTTTCATTTCATCTCTAGTAAATGCAAATATTTTTAAACTAGCATTTATTTGTCTAGTCACACCAGTATAAGTAAATACAGGTACTGGCCTTCCGATATAATTATTTTCGTTTCAACGAGAACTAAATTGATCGGAAATATTAGTTAACATAGATCTGAATATTAATCATCTATCATTTTTTAAATCTTTAATTCTAAATCTTACTAAATCTTTATAAGGTGGTATGTCCTTTATAGCTTTTGTTATTTTATCTTTATTATAGTCGTTATCGGTGTCTTCAGTATCATATGGAACTAAATTTATTCTATCGCTAGTACCTACCATCTTTTTACTATATATATTATTTCTATCTACTTCAGCGCCAGAAAGTTGACCAGGTTTACCAAAACCATAACCTTTAGCAACATCATCTAGTAAAATTACTCTCCCACTCTTATTTCCTATAAAATTGGCTCTACTATCTCCAAATGAAGTTAATTCATTTTCACCTTTTGTGTATTCTAGTTTAGTTTTATCTGTTGGATTAATAACAGTTGGGAGCTCACTGTAAGCCATTAAAGAATATCTTCTTATGGAGTTATTAAGAACATCATCTTCAGTTGGTTTAGTTTTAGGTCAATTTCTATCTAATTTATTTTGTACCTCTTCTGATTTTATTAGTTCTTCAATCTTTTTATTTGTAATTAATGTTTCGGGTATTGGTATTCCAGCATCTAATCAGTACAAACTATCGAATTCTATGTGTTTTACAGTATCAGTATTAATAAATCTAGATACATACTGATTTTCAATTGTATATTCAGAATCAGTATCAGGAACTATTTCACCTCTATCATTTTTAACAGTATATGCTTTCTTTGGATCAGCTTCTATTCTTTGGAGAATAGTCTTGTTCATCGGAGGAAAAGGATTAAAAGTATTAGCTATATTTTCTAATCAATTAGATGTATTATCAGTAAAAGTTGGTATATCTATCTTATCTATATCACCCCTTACTAGCTCCACTGAACCTTTATAGTCACCACCCAATAAAGTATTTGGTATATATCCTGGCATTTGATACTGATAACTCACAAAGGGTACATGAATCATTGATAATGGATTTCAAACTCTAGTTTCTGCTCTCGGATTAAATAGTTGTAACCCAGCTCTTGTAGCTATAAATTTTATACCCTCTGGAGTAGTTAAGTCTGCAAATTGTTTCATTCTTATAACATCTGTTGCAAAACTTTTTCATGGCCAATAAGGATTTATTCCTGTTCTACTATCATCGCCTATTTCTGTATATCCTATATGAGGTGCGTCTTTTTCTTTATCATATTTGTTAGCAAAATTAATATCAAAATTCTTAGGACTATATAACATGTCCTTGTTTTCTGTAAATAAATCATATATTGGATCTACAGGAACCTCTTCTGTATTTATTAATTCATAAATAAGATTTGGGTTTTCTAAAGTATCGGGCCAATTTAAAATAAAAGATTTAGGATTGTATAAATTAAGATCTGTTGATAAATTAGAATTAAGCAAATCAGAAATTGGATATACAGGAAACCCAGTTATTGGAGTATAATTAAAATTTGGATCTGGGCCTATATTTTGGATCAACAAACTATCCTCGTTCTCTGTGTATAAAAATTCTATATTACTATTTTGTTCTATGGTAGGACTAGCCGGTAGTAAATATTTATCTTCTCCAATTGAAGTGTATCCAACGACCGGAACATTATTTTCTAAAATTTCTGGTCAATCTTGGATGAAAGATTTAGGATTGTATAAATTAAGCTTTGTTGATAAGTTAGAAGTAAGTAAATCAAAAATGGGGTCTTCTGTAACTGGGTTTATTAAACTATAACTAAGATCTGGATCTGGACCTAAATTCTGTAATAATAATTCGTCTTTATACTTTTTATATAATTCTAATATATAACTTGGTCTCTCCCCAGCAAATCCTATTTCAACTCAAGTCAAAGGTAGATCATCTAATACGTCAACAGGAGTTACTAATTTAGCATCTATATCACATTCTAACAAATGCGATTTACCCATAAACATATCATTTCTAGTAAATCCTCTGGGTGTAGAGTCTCCACCTCATATACCCATAGTATCGCTGAAATAATCTACTTCTAATATATTGTAGTCGCTGTTCCTGTTTTTCTTCAATAAATCTAGTTGATCGATGGTCGGGTATGTTTTATTCGCATACTGACCGTAATACGAAGATATATCAGTATTATTAACTATCGGCATCTATCTATCTCCATTAAAAATTACTAGTCGCCTGGTCTATCAATATCTTTGCAAATTCACGATTATTTATTTTTAATATTTTGTCTTTTTTACCTACTTCAATCAATTCATTCAATTTTAATATTAATTCTTTATTATCGGGGACTACTTGTCTAAATTCGGGTTCTACTCTGGGTGTCGTTTTTGTAATCGACGTCTTATTTATATTATAAGTCTTTTCTTCAGTAAAAGATGTAACAGTCGGTATCTTATCGATTTCAATAGGGTGTCTAAAAGTCGAAATTTTATCTAGTTCTGAAGTATCAAAACTTAATTTTTTATCAAATATTTTATCTAGTTCTGAAGTATCTAAATTTATTTTTCTATTGAAAACTTTGTCTAGCTCTGAAGTATCTAAATTTAATCTAACTTTAAAAGTTTTATCAAAATCTAATTTATCAAACTCAGAAGTATCAAATTTTAACTTATCTAGTTCTGAAGTATCAAAATGTAATTTAAAACTTTTATCAAAATCTAATTTATCAAACTCAGAAGTATCAAAATGTAATTTAAAAGTTTTATCAAAATCTAATTTATCAAACTCAGAAGTATCAAAATGTAATT